AGCAGTGGCGGCTGCGCTTCCGCCCGGGAGCTCACTTTGGCGAATGGCCTCCTGCCAGAGTCCGTTGTTCAGGTTGTTGGCGCCCTCGGAACCCAGGTGCCGGAGCGGCAGGAAGCCCTCGGACGGCGCGTCGAGATCGACCGATGAAAACGGCTGACCATTAACGAGGCGCGTGGGGTCACTCGAGGCGACACGCTGCGCATCCGGTATGCGCTGGTTGAGATCTTCAAGCGAGCGGGCTTTTACGTCCCTGGTCGGCTTGGGGCTGATCGAGCCGCGCTCCGGATCGCCGCCAGTGTATTCGAGCTGATTGATGAGGTCCCGCACGGTGCCCGGAGCCCTAGCAACTGTCCGCGCGCCGCTGGCGAGCTGCTCGGGCGTAAGCTGGCTGCCGAGCCCGCCGCCGTAGATGCCGGCCAGGTTGCTGACCAGCTCTGCCTGGCCTGCTGGTACGCCTGCGGCCTCAGCTGCTTTCTGGGTGGCGTAGGACGCTCCCAGGCCGCCCGCCACACTGCCCAGCGCCTCGGCCGGCGCGGCTACCATGGCAGGGAAGCTGAGCGGCGCGGCCAACGCCCCGAAGGTACCGAGGCCACGCAGCGTCTGGGCGGCGCCCGACGCCTTGGTATCCCAGAAGGCCGGATCGGCGGCAGTAGTCCCCGAGGGCGCCCACATTTTCCTGGCGCCCTCGACTATGTTCTCCACGCCTGCCTCGGGGTTCACCAGACCGAGAGGACCGCTCTTGAAGTCCGGCTGAAAGCGCCGGGGGGCCTCAGGCAGCTTGAGCGGCTTGGTGGGGGTACCGAACTGGCCCGGCTGCGCGCCGAGCTGGATGGTCTGGTCGTCGTCGGCCTTTACGTCGCCGCCGTCGGCATAGCCGCGCAGACCGTTGAGCACCACGTTGCGATCGAAGGCGCGGCGCTCGAGATGATCGAGGGGGCCGCCAGAGGCGCGTTTCACCCCTTGGGGAGCAACAAGGTGGGAGCGGGGAGCGTCAGATAACTTATGGCTGATATGGCTGGCAATCTGATGATCATTTTCTTCTGCGCCCTGGTTTTGGGCATTTGCTACTGCTTGGGCCGCTGGGGCTTCTGGATAACCCTCCTGTACGCGGTGATGTTGCCCGTGGCCGCCCTGGTTTTTGCGGCCTGCTTCGCCTTTCCGGTCATTTCGTTCGTTATGACGATTTTCATCGTGGCGGCCGGCGTCAGCAAGCACGTGAACCGGATCACCGATGCTGCCAAGGCCCATGCTGACTGGGCGCGCCGCCATTAGGGCGCGCAGGGTGTTGTGGCGCAGCCGCTCGGCCACGCTGCCGCCCTGCGAGAATTCCGGCTGCCACTGTTTGGCTCCCTGCACGTTCACGGTGGTAGGCGCGGTGGTTTTACCCAGAGCCTGCGCGGCAGGCACGGTGGCGCTGGCCGCCTTCTTGGCCGCTTCCCATACCGCGCTGAACTGCGGGGTGCCTGGCGTTAGCGTGCCCAGGGTGCTCAGGGCCTTGCGTCCGGCGCCGAATTCCATCAGTCTGCCGACGATCTTGGCCCCTGCCAGCACGGGCGTGAAAACGTGGGCACCCGGAACATGCAAGAGACTTGCGATTTCCGCAAACGGCAGCGCCTTGCCGGCGGCATTGGCGGCCGCCTGCGTGGCACTTTCGTGCAGCATAGCGTTCTTTGCGCCATCAAACATCTGGTGGTCTTCCAGCGGAAACGCGCTTTTAGACCGATCTATCAGCTCGCCGAATTTCTCTGCATCCCCGCCAGCCTCCTTCATGGTCTGCATGATGAACTGCTGCTGCATGGTCTGCTTCATGTGCGGGCTGGCGGCCTGATAAGTCCCCTTGGCCGCTTCCACGTTGCGCGCCTTGATGAAATCCTGCAGTGCGGTTTCCGGCGTAGAAAACTTGGCAACCTCGGCCGCGGTCTCGGCGGGGGTAGCCGCTGGCTCCAGCGGCACGCGGGCACCCGCCACGGACTCCGCAGCGGGCGCAGCTGTGCGCATGCTCCACGCGGCAGGAGCGGCAAAGCCGATGGCCTGACCTGCAGCGTGTGCCACGTTTGCCAGATGCCCGCTTGCCGCCAGATCGCCCATCATGTCGATATGCGGGCCGACTACCGGGATCATATAATCCACCAAGTGGCGTGCGGCCTCTGCCTTATCGCCCCGGTTCCAGGCATCGATGGCCCTACCGAGCGTTGCGGTATGCCCAGCGGCGATATTCCTGACCGTGTCAATGGGGTGTGCTGTGGCCTGCGCCAGCCCGCCCAGGATCGTGGCGGGATTGGTTTCGCTCCAGAGGCCACTACCGAGGCCACTACCAAATTCAGTCCCTGCCTGCACGGCCGGATTGTTCGCAAGGGATGCCACGAACCCGGAACCTTGCGGATTTGGAAAGGGCTTCGACCGGTCACCCGATCCTGGTTCCGAGAAGGGCATGGGCGGAGGTGTTGCCTGCTTGACGGTGTCCGTTGGCGGCGTAACGGGCGGAGTTGGCTCTGCGAAAGAGAAATCAGAAGGCAGCGTATCGGGAGGCTTTTCTCCCGAAGCTGCTTTTCCTTCGGAGGTCTTGGTCTGGGGTGGCGGATCAAAGAAGTTGGCTGGCAGGGTATCTGGCGGAGGCGTACTGGTGTTCTGCGGCATATTACTGACCGACCCATTGCTTTCCGTCAAACACGTAATCGCGTCCCTGGTAAGTGCGATGCGCGTCCTTCACCGGGGCCAGAGGAGGGGTGACCGGCGTGGTGATCGGAGTACCCAGGCGCTGCTGCAGCTTCTCCCTCTCGTTCTGCAGGTACAGGTGGCGGTTGGCCATGTCCTGCTTCAGGATTTTGGCAACGCTGTAGATCTGCCCTAGGGTCGCGTTCTCCGGGAGCAGCTCCGTTACTTCTTTTCGAGCGCTATCAGAAAGCTGGCCGGACAGGCTTGGGTTGTTGGTTACCTTGGCGATTTCGGTCAAGGCGACCTGGCGCGCCGCCCTGTAAGCAGCCAGCTCTTTATCACCGAAGCCCTCAGTCTGAACCTCACGCAAGGGCTTATTGATCCAAGGTGATCCCGAATCAATCAGTGGCTTGGCGGTCAATAGCATTTGATCCAGGTTGGCGTTAGCCGTGCCTTCAAACGCCTCTACCGAGGTTTGCATGGCTGTCAGTTTCTTTAAGGCATCCATGTCCGATAACCCGGAGGCCCGGAGGCTAGCGAGCGTGGTGCCCTGGCCGTGCACGATATCTGCCGCCTTCCCCAGGATGGCCTGGCGCGCATTCACGCCGCTGGTGCCCATGCCGAGATTGGGCAGTTTGCCGGTAGTCGCGTAATCCTGCGCAAAGGCATCGATCTGCGCAGGGCTGAATTTGACCTGCGGTTTCTGGATGTCCTCGATCTTCTGCCAGTCAGCGGGACTCCACCGGCTCTGGTCGTTGAGATCCAGCCCGGCGATCCCGGCAGCCACCTGAATTGCATTCGGGCCGCCCTGCTTAATGGTGGCGAGCTTTGTCATCAGGCCCTGACCCACCGAGTAAGGGATCTTGTCCCCCTCCTTGTAGAGTCCCCTGGTAAGCCTGGCGAGATCCGCCGAGACCAGCATCTGGCCAGGCGTGACGATGTATTGCTTGCCGGGGTTGTCCGGGTCCGGCACGGCCTCATACCCCACCGGCACCGTGTCGGTTACATCCTGGTAACCCACAATATTGCGCCCCTTGAGCCGGTTTTTCGTGGTCTGCGACTGTTGCGCCGTCTGCTGTTTCTGCATCTGCAAGGCTGCAGTTTCCGTCGCCTTGGCGATGGCTTCCTGGTGTGTCTGGACCTGCTTGTCCAGGCTGGCATCCACGCCCAGCAGCTCGAGCTGCATCTTGCGCGCCTGATCCTCGCGCGCTTCCTGCGCCTTGTTCATCGCCGCGCCGCCGGCGCCGATCTGGCCGAAGATGCCCACGGGGGCGGTGGCGGATGCCATGCCCCAGCCGAAATCGGACAACATTCTCCCGAAGCTCTTTTTACCGAGCTTGGCCGCCTGAGCTTCGAGCTCCGCCACCTTCGAGCGGATCCCACTCTGATCGAGGTCAGGGAAGTTCTCTCGCACCAGACCACGAATCGTCTGCTCCATGGTGGGCTGGGCGGTGAGAACTGCGGGCTGGGCAGCTGGCGGAGCGATCGGTGGAAGCGGAATGGTTCCGCCTAATACGTCCGGTAGCGGCGGAGGCGCGCCTGGGATGGGCGGCTCGGGTAGCGGGGCAGCCGTGGGCGTGGCGTCCGGCGCGAGACTCGGCTGCGGATTCACGGGCGGTGCCGGTGCGGCCGTGGCGGTCTCCTCGGTCGGCGGCTGGACTGCCTTGAGGTAGTTTCTGGTTTCCCTGAACGGCGGCACGCCGCCATATTTGTCCACCCTGCCCATGCCAGCGTTGTAGGCCGCCGTTGCCGTCTGCCAGTCACCATAGCGGTCGTGCAGATAGCGCAGGTAATGCGTCCCGGCGTCGATGTTCTGCTGCGGGTCGGCGAGATTCGTTACGCCCATATCGCGCCCCGTGCCAGGCAGAACCTGCATCAGACCCATGGCCCCCTTGGGGGACTGCGCCCGGGGATTGAAGTTACTTTCCGCCTTAACCACACGGCGCACGAAGTCGGCGGGAACGCCATAGCGCTGCGCACTGTCGTTGATGTACGGATCGAACTCGCTGCCGGGCATTGCGCGTGAGGCGCTGCCGGTGGAACTCATGGTGGCGTCGTCGTCGCCGAAATCATCGCCGTCGTCCACCTCGCCGCCCTCGGCCATACCCGCTGGCTGTGGCGGCTTGAAGTTCCCCGGCGGCGGCGTGCTGCCGAGCGCGCCCAGGCCCTGCGGCGCGGGCGTCATGCCGGGCGGCCCTGGCGCTTGGGTGGGCGGCGGCGCGGCCGGGTTCATGCCGCGCACCAGGTCGTCGTAGACCGAGCCGGGCTGCGTCTGGTTCTGCTGCGCGCCGGAGCGCAGGGTCGCGCGGCGCTGCGCCTCGGCGAGCACCAGGTAGCCCGGCACGGCGCCGGTCGGATTCGCCAGCTCGCTCTGCAGCGCCTGGTCCGGCAGCCGCTTCAAGGCATTGGCCTGCTGCACCAGGTCAGGCATCGGCGAACGCTCCTAAGCCAGCGCCGCGCGGAACGCGCGGGCCGCTGCGCCGGCCGGAAGCGCCGGCCTGCACCAGGGCGTGCCACAGTTCCGGGTTGCGCGTAGTCATGGCCGTACTGATCGCCGGCGGCGGCGTGTTGCGCGGGGTATGCGGCGAGAGCCAGTTGCCGGGCGCGCCGCCCAGGCGGGAAGCGATCTCACCGCGGATGCCGCTCGAGGAGTACTCGCCCGAGGGATCCACCAGCTCGTCGGCCAGCGACGGATCGCTCAGGTCGCCCAGGCCTCCCGCGGCGAAGGGAATCGAGCTGCCGCCGCCGGAGTGCGTGCTGAGCGCGGCGTCGAGGCCGCCGCGATGGCGCAGGAGGCGGTCGAGCACGCGCCGCGTGGCGTCGTTGTCGCTTTCCACTTCGCCGCCCTTGGCCAGGAAGCTGCCCAGGCCGCCCAGGATGCCGCCGATGATCTGGCCGCCCATCGACGGCTGCGCCGGCATCTGGGTTCCGGTCTGAGTTCCGGCGGTCGTCTGGCTGTAGGGCAGCGGCTGCATGCCCTGCAGCTGCGCGAGCCAGCTCATCGCCTGCATCGGCGCCTGCTGGTTCATCAGCCACTGCTGGTAAGCCTGGTCAGCAAGCTGCTGCTGGTAGCCCTGTTGAGACATGGCGCCCTGCTGCAAGGCGGCGTTGCCCTGCAGGCCGGCCTGGAAGCCCTGCAATCCCAGCTGGCCGGCCTGGCCGTAGATGCCGGCCGCCTGGCCGAGGCCCTGCATGTTCATGCCCTGCTGCGCCTGGCGCAATTGCTCCTGCGCCTGCTGCGCCTGCAATCCCATCTGCGCGCCCTGGACCTGGCCCTGGAAGCCGAGGTTCTGCGTCTGCAGGGCGCCCTGCAGGCCGCCCTGGTACTGCATGCCCATGGCCTGCATCTGCGCCGCCTGGTTGGCCAGCTGGGCCTGCAAGCCCTGCCCCGCGTTGAACTGCGCGCCCTGCAATCCCATCTGCTGCGCAGCCAGGCCGGTCTGGATGCCCGCCTGCTGATTGGCCAAAGCCGCCTGCAATCCGGATTGCGTATTGAAGATGCCGGCTTGCAAGCCGGCCTGCTGGTTGGCGAGAGAGGCCTGCAGTTGCTGCCCGGCGCCGAACTCCTGGGCCTGCTGGTTGGCGATCGCGCTCTGCAGTCCCTGCTGCTGGTTGGCCAGCTGGGCCTGCTGACCGAGAGTTGCCCCCAGGTTCTGAGTCTGCAGGTTGGCCCCCAGGTTCTGCTGGCCCACGGTAAGGCCGGCCTGCTGGTTCGCCAGGGCAGCTTGCAGTCCGGTCTGCGCGCCCAAGCCCTGGGTTTGCAGATAGGCGGAGAGGTTCTGCACGTTGGCCTGCTGCTGCGCCTGCTGGTTGGCCAGTTGCGCCTGGAGACCCTGCTGCACGTTGAATTGCTGGCCCTGCATGCCGAGCTGCTGCTGGGTGTTGAACTGCTGCTGGCCCTGCTGGTAGGCGTTCTGCAAACCCTGGGCCTGAATCTGGCCAAGCTGCATTTGATAAGACTGGTCGTTGATGGCTTTCTGAACAGCTTCCCGCGTGCCACCAAACGCACCGGCCTGCGTGGCCTGCGCCGCTTCCTGCTGCTGCTGCTGCTGCGCGGCCTGGGTGGCGTACGCCTGCTGCGCAGTAACGACCTGCTGCGTATACGGCGACATGTAGGACGCCGCGGTGCCCGGGTCGGTCCAGGACTGCGCGCCTACCTGCGCCTGCGGAGCCACGTTGCCGGCCGCCTGCATGGTGAAGTCTTTCAAATTCGGCGCATTGACGTTGGCGGCCGGCCCCATCTGGTAGTTCTGGAGCTGCGGGCCCGCCACCTGCATCAGCCCGGTAATCGGGTTGATGGCGCCGGGCGCCTGCACCTGCTGCGCCTGCACCGTGCCGCTTTGCACCTGCTGCGGGTTGACCTGGTAGTACGACGCGAGACCGCTCACCCCGCCGGGCGCGCTGACGTTCGGCGTGCCGCCGGCAAACGGGTTGGCGAAGTTCAGCTGCCCCGGCTGGAAGTTGTAATTCTGGTTCAGGCTGATGGTGTTCGGGTTGACGTACTGATTGGCGATACCCTGGCCGATGTCGGTCATGCCCTGCTGGAAGCCCTGCATGCCGGGCGCCTGCAGTTGGCCCGACTGCTGCCAGTACTGGCTCATCAGGTCGGTTGGAGGAGCCACTGCCTGGCCGGGATAGTTCTGGTTGTTATTGACGAGGTAATTGGCCAGGCCGCCGGCGGTGCCGAGGATGTTGCCCCATTGCGCCATCGAGGCGGCGTTGGGATTGTAGTTGGTGGTGGAGGTAGAGGTCTGAGTGCTGGTCGCCGGGCTGGGAGAGAAAAGACCCATTGTTCACCACAACTTCGGTGAACCGTTGATTGGCTTTTTCTTTGGTCCTGACTCTCTAGCGGAGTCTTAGCCTGCGCTTATTCTACTCTTCAAAAGATTCCGCTGAAACGCTTGCCGCGCTGCGCAATCCCGCTGCCCCGCGGCACCTGCACCCGGCCGCCTTTGCGGAAGGGCGCGCCTTCGACATCGCCGTTGCCCGGGCCGTGCTTCGGTGGAATGGCCTCGGGCTTGCGCGGCTCGAGCTTCACTCCGCCATGGGCTTTCTTCTCGCCCTTCTTTTCCGGTTTGTGCCTGGCGATGACGATCGTGGTCGAGATCACCGGGATGGCCATCTTGCCGCCGGGGCGGCGCAGCAGAATAGCCTTCTTAGGGACTTTCGGTTTCACCATGCCGCCCTTAGCGAACTCGCCGCCGAAGTCTCCGGCGGATCCGAGGTCTTCCAGCTGGCCAGCTCCGCTCATATTGCTGCCTGCATTGCCACTGAACTCGCCGCCGAAGTCCCCCGAAGCAAACCCGCCCGTTGGGGCGCCACCGCCGCCCACCGTGCCGATGTTGGTTGGGTTATAGGCCGGCCCAGCAACCGGCGCGCCCGAGAGGCTGACCCAGGTGGCGCCGCCGTCGTTAGAGTGGATGTCGTTGCCGTACCTGTCCTGACCCATTTGCAGATTGCCGGGAATCGGCGTACCGGTGTTGGGAATGGCCTTGACGTCCGCCGCGGTAGCGCCGCCGGTAATTCCTCCGCCGCCTCCGCTGCCCATAGGACCGCCGCCGCCGGTGTCGGTACTGCTATAGTTGCCGCCGCGGTCCGCGTCACCCGTCGATTGCACGGTCCCCGGCTTTTTCCGGCTGCGCTTGAAGTAATTGGCGCCTGCGCCGGCCAGCGCGCCGGCCAGCGATCCGATGGGGCTGTTGCTCTTCTGCGCCGCGAGGCCCGCTGCCTGTAGCGTGTTCTGCAAGGTCGGCGGGCCGCCCTGGGTGGCGAGCGCCTGGCGCAGAGCCGCGGCTTTGGTCGGATCCTGTAGCGCCGTGCGCAGCAGTTGAATCAGATCGCTATCGTTCGCAGCGGACGGGAACATGTCTCCACCCCCCGGTAGCGGCCTACCGTGTTTTGCCATCCATGGCCCAGCCGCGTCGGCCGGTCGCGGCTGAAGAGGACCTTCAGGCCCGGCTCCCGCGTAAAGCGCGCGGCGTATTCTTTCCAGCCCTTGCGCGCGAGGATACGCAGCTCCTGGCAGCCGAGCAGCCGCGCATAGGCGCTCAGTCGCTCAACCGCGTTGTCGATCCAACTCTCGATGCGCCGGCGGCTGCCAACCAGATGAATCAGGAGGCGCGCCGGCGTGTGACGGGTGAGAATCAGAGCTACCGTGTGAGGGTCGTCAGGGGCCAGCACGATCCAGGCGGTCTCTTCACCGAGCATCAGCCGGCGATGCAGGCCGATCAGATCCCCTCCCAGGGGCTCACGTTTCAGGATGCGCTGCCAGTCGCCCCACAGGTAGGGCAGATAGGCGCGACCGACCTGGAACACTTCAGCCATTCTGGATTACACTCTAGCATGGCCACGAGAAAACATAAGACGCATGAAGGCGGAGCGGTCGCGGTCCTCGAGGAGCCGGCCGAGCAGCCCGAGAAACCGGCGCAGCATTCCGAAGAACAACAGTCCGAAGAACCGGCTCCGCTTCCCGAGGAACCAGCCGAACCGGCCGGACAGCCCGGGGAGCTGGCCGCGTTGCCCGCGCAGACGGCGGTTTTCGCACCGCCGCCCACTAACGCGCCCATCTCGACCACCACCTTCGCGCCATTGGTCAGCGGCAACCCGCAAGGAGGCTTTGACGGCGTAGCCTCGCTCGCCAAGCGCTGGACCTTCAGCGCGCCGCAAGCGAGCTTCAGCGTGCCGGTCAATCTGCCCGAAGGAGCCAACGACCTGGTGGTTACCATGGGCTGCCTGAACGTCACCGCCTTCAACGGCACTACGCCGGTGGCCGGTTTCGGCACTTCTTCCGGGGCGGTGGACATCGTGTCGTACGATCTGACCGTGGCCAACAACGCCATAGAGACGAACAAGATCGTGCCCGGCGCCCCGCTCTTCCTGACGTACACGGCTGGCGTTGGCACCACGCTCGGCACGGCTACCCTGTTCCTGATGTACCTGCGGAGTTACCAGGTCCGCTACTGATGCCCTTCAGCGCCACCGACAAGTTGCTGCTCGAGAAGATCGACAGCCAATACTCTGACCGCGCGCTCACCGCGCCGGAACTCGAGAGCTATGCCCGCCTGCGCGGCGCGGCGCGGGAACTGGCACACCTGATCGTCGAGCTCTGCCCCGACTGCCACCAGCGCGACTGCGCGCTCAATGAGCTGCAAACGGCCATGTTGTGCGCGAGCGGAGCGCTCTCTAGCGGCACCCCCAGGTGACCCCAGCCGAAATCCTGGAAAAGCTGCAGGAAAACTACGAAGACGTTCTGTTGGCCGACGGCTTCGAGGGGTGGCGTCGTCGTCGGTGCCTGCCGCGAGCCGGTGGCGGCCTACGACTACCGTAAGTGCGTGCGCATCCTGATGCGGCGCGACCATATGGGGGAGCAGGAGGCCGAGGAGTTCATGGACTTCAACGTGGTGGGCTCCTACGTGGGCGAGCTGACGCCCCTGTTCGTCTGTGACTGGCGGAAGGAAAAGCGTTAATCACGCGTCGAAAAGCCTCAAAAGCCTCAAAAGCCTCAAAAGCCTCAAAAGCCTCAAAAGCCTCAATCGCATTCACAACTCCATCGCAATCTCACTGCCCTCGCCATCCTCGCTGAATTCATCGCGCGCCGGGATGGCGAGCCACGCCGGATCAAGCGTCTCCACTTCCGCCGGGGCAAGCGACCGCCGCATGTGCAGCGCGAGGCCCCGCATCGACAGCACGGTCGGTTCCTGCCCCACGCCATCGAGAGTGTGGATCAGCTGCCGCCTGGCCTCGCGTGTCACGCCCGCGCCCCAGCGCAGGGTCGCAATCAGCCCGGCCCTGGAAACCCTGGCAATCGAGGCGTGCCAAACTGGCCGCCCGAAATTCACCGTCAGTCACTTGTTGACGGTGAGAATGATCGACCACGGCAGGCGCAGAATACGGAAGGGTTCAGCACTCAACCCACCAGCCCTGGCTAACGGATGGGCCAGGGCGTACATTTGCATCTTGTCCATCACTCCTCCCTCTTCACCCGCGGGTCGTGCACCGGGCAGCCAGAGACGTCCTCGAAATCACCATAACGCCAGCAGGTGCAGAATTCCTCTTGATCGTCGTCGTCGTCCGGTATAGCATCATCTTGCTGGTTGCCACCAAACAGCGCGTGATGATCCAGAAACGGGCGACCCGGACGCGGGCCGCCCTTTTCTGTTGGTGATGCCTGCTTAGCGGCCCAGTAGCTGGGACTTAGCGGTGCCATAAGCTCTTCTCCTCGATCCAGGCTTCGATGGCCCGCTGAATCACACCGGCCAAGTCCTGGATTCGTTCCTTGCGGCCGTGCGCCGGCTCACCCGAGAGGAAGTAAGCCGCCAACTTTTCGCACTCGGGGTCGTAGGTTATTTGGGCCATGGGGACCTCCGGGCGTACAAGGTTGTACAATGGATGGGATAAATGGTGATTATGGTGACTGCTAAGATATTGATACTAAAGATATATCGTAGATTGTAAATGCAATTTGAAGAAGACCTTCTAGTATTTTCGTACACGCTAACCTTCCTGTTTTCAATAACCTCAAAAATACCGTACGAATTTCATGTGTGGGAATGGGCTATACTGACCTCATGTCCAACACCCAAACCCCACGCAAAAAGCGCGACCACCTGACCCCTTACCGGCGCCACGCTCCGGCCTGCACGGCGAAGGACCTTGCCTGCGATTGCCCACTCTGGGTACAAGGCCGAATTGCCGGCAAGTATATTCGCGAGAGCCTGAGCACTCGCTCGCTCGGCATGGCAGAACTCAAGATCCGCGAGATGCTGAACCCGCACTCCCCCGATGGAGGCGGCGTGGCGCAAGCTATCACCACTGGCGTGATGAGCATCGCCGAAGCCGAAGCCAAATTCCTTAAGGCCAAAAGCGGAAAGGCACCCAATACGGTCAAACTCTATACCACCGCCGTCGGCCACTTTCGCCGCTTCGCCGAAGCCCACGGGGTGGTCGAACTGCGCGCCGTCGAGCCGTACCTCTTCGAGCAATACTTCAGCGAGTACGGGCGCGAATGGGAGCAGCGCACCAAGATCGGCCGCCTGACGCATCTGCGCGTGTTCTTCAACTACGCCAAGGAAATGGACTGGATCGTGAAGTCGCCAGCCGCCAAAAAGGCCCTGACGTTCTCCAAGCCCTCCGGGCACGCACGGGAGGCCTTCAGCCACGCCGACCTGGCGAAAGTCATCCAGGCAATCGGGCTTATGCCGGAAGCCGACCGGGATCGCACCCGCGCCCTCATCCTGCTGATGGTGTATAGCGGCATGCGCATCTCGGATGCGACCTTCGCGCAGCGCGCCTCGATCAGCGCGGACCGCATCCTGGATTTCGTGGTGATCAAAACCCGCAAGCGTATCGGCCTGCCCATCGAGTTGAACCTCGCTGCGGTCGAAGCCCTGAGGCAGCTGCCGGGATCTGGTGCCTTCTTCTTCCAACCCGAGGGCGACTACCGCAAGGCGCTGGCCGTCCTCAACGCGGGCGGCAATTTTTCCGAAGAACTGGGAGCGGGCCGATATCTGACAGCCATCCGCGAAACGACCGCGCTCGTGGTGAAGGCTCTCGCTCTTGCCGGCCTGCCTGGCGCCTGCCACCGCTTCCGCGATACTTTCGCGATCAATATGCTGGTGGCAAGCGGCGGCGAGAACCTCTTCGTCGTCTCCAAGATGCTCGGCCATAGCGACGTCAAGATTACGGCGAACCACTATCTGAACCTCGTTCCCGGTTATCGTGAGCGCATGAGCCAGTCCACGCGGATCCTGGACTACCACCTGCCACTCGCCAGCTGAACTCTTTTCCCCTAGGGGCCTTCAAATTCAGGAGGCCCCCCAATCCTTCCCCGTCAATTCCCGATATACCTGCCGCGCCACCGATTCCGGAATGCGCAGCGATTGATGCGTGCGCTTGCGGTTTTTACGCAGAATCGACGTTCCGTATTTGATCACGCCAGCTCTCCTCAGGAACCGCGGGCGTATGGTATTGGGCGACATGTGCCAGGCTTTGGCAAGCTCGCCCACCGTGTAGTGCCGCTCCATAAAGTCAGCGCGCTGCTCAAATGGTTGCGTCATCATCTTAACCTCCTTGCTGCCCGCCTGTTAGCCCAAAGCACCGCCAGAGGAAATGCCACGTGGGGGATGAAATCCATCTGCGAGAAACTCGCCCATGGGCACCGGCGCTCCAACCGGTCCATATAGCGGCAGGCCTGCTCCAATAGCTGCTGCTGGCATCGCCCCTCATTAGCCGCGACCCACATCGCACTCTCTTTGGGGCTGAGTGTGAAGTCGTCCGCAATCGGGCCATTGGCGAGCTCAAATTCCTCTTCCTTCTGGCGTTGCAGTTCGCGGGCTCTGGCGGCGCGCTCCGCCGCCTGGCGCCGCTCCCATTGGCGTCGCCCCTCCTCCTGCCGCCATGCCTCCTCTCGCGCGCGCTCTTCCCGCCACTGCTTGATCCATTGATCTGCTTCCTGCGGACTTCCCCACATACTTCACAGCCTCGGCTGCGATTGGATCCCAGCCTGGATGTCGCGCAGCTGCGCGATGATCATGGTCAGCCGCGGCGCGAAAACTGCCGTCGGGTAGGGCACCACGGCTTCATTCAGGCTGGCGATGGCAGCGGCGATCTTATCCACCCGCGGGTCGGGCGGCGGGGGTACTTCCTTGGCCTTGGCCAGGGCACGCGCCCGGTCCGCGGGGTCGGGACTCGTAGAGAGCGCGTATAGCTGCTCCCGCTCTTTGCGCGGCTTGGCAACGATCTTTTCCACCAGCTCGATGGCCGCGGCCGGCTTCCATGCCGGCGCGCAGCCAAGAATGCGCGCGACCTGCTGCTGCTCGTGCTCGTTGAGATCCTCCAGACGGTCACGTACGGCCAGCACCTGCGCCTGCTTCCAGCCCTTCATCCAGGGCAGGCGCTCGACAGTCTCGACGTGCTGCTCGGCACGATGGACATCCGTCCGGCTCACCCCCAGGGCAGCAGCCACTGCGCGCGTCGATGTCGGCTTGGCTGGCCGGCCGCCCCTTTCACCGCTGGGAGGTTTTGGAACATTTTGTGCCAAAACCTCTGCCGCCTTCTTGGCATTCTCGACTAACTTCCTGCTGCTCTCGAAGGTGCGCGCCCGCTCGCCTTCGGTAAGTGCCTTACGATTTTCGTTTTCCTCGAGTTCGATCGCACGGAAAGCTTCGTCGCTCAGATGCTCGCGCAGCTGGGCGCGGATGGTTGCCTGCTGAAGCATCTCGACCGCTCGCAGGCGGCGTTCGCCAAAGACCAGGCGGTAGCGCTCGCTTCCGTTGCGATCGACCAGGATCGGCTCAAGCAGGCCCACCCGGCGGATGCCTTCGGCCAGGCTCGCAATATTGCCTAGGTCTGTACGCCGGCGGTCGCCCAGGTCAATCTGATCCACCGGTATGTTCACCATCGTGATTGTGGTCGGAGCTGTTAGTTCCATGGGAGCCCGTGCTCCTTTCAGTTGCCAGCGGCGCGCAGCCGCTGGCAACCAGCTGGTATTCAAATAGCCCCGGCCCGATCCTCCGCCGATTGACGGCGTGCGAGCCGAAGCGCTCTTTGCGAAAGTCGCGCAGCCGCGCGGAAACGCTCTGCGTGGGGTCGCCGGTTAATTGTTGAATCTCAAACAGCGTGCGCCAGTGGGCGTCCTTCATCAGGTAAAAGACGCGCCACAACTGACGCAGCAGCCGGTCGCGGTCTTCGCCGGGTTCGTAGGTTTCTCCGCTGAACATGAGTGCCCACCAGCCGCTCCGTCGGATTCGCCGAGTCAATCAGTAAGGCGCGAAACGTCATGCGCGGACCAGCAGCGCAATTGTCAAAAAGAATAAGCCGGCGGCGGTCAGATTGCCGTGCGGGGGCCGAATCTCGACTGCCCCCAGACCAAAGAAAATCAGCGCCAGAATCAGGCAAATGTCGTGGATCGTCATCATTCACACCTCCTTCTCTACCAGCTGGTAGCCATAGTCTTGCATCGTGTGCTCGAGGTGTTCCAGGCGCCGCACAAACTCGTGGTCCTCATCGCATCCCAAAATCCAGCACAAGACGTCCGCCGATGCTTCCATCTGACAGGTGACGGGATTGTCGTAAAACTCGCTGGGAGTTGTAGCGCAGGTGCCGGAATCCTCCATAGCCTTGAGCAGCACTGCGAGCGAGCCGACCAGGAGGTCATGCGCGCGCCGGATTTCATCGGGTGTCCGTAAAATTTGAGAACCGTGGACTGAATTGATTTGCATCTAGTGCTCCAACTGCCGCAACATGCGGGCCGCCTGCTCCGGCCGGCAACCGCGCTCCACCATCACCTCGAGAACCACGGAGGCCGGGATCCGCATGTAAGAACGCTCGCTCAGGCGCATCACACCGGGACGGGGCTGCCCGGGGCTGATCTCAAAAGCCCGGCGTACCATGGGTGCGCTTAGTCCCCATAGCTTCATAATTTCTCGCACACTGTAGAATCGCTCCAAAGGGGGCGCTTCCACCGCTACTTCTCTTGTTTGCATTGGATTGTTGGACTTGATTCTGACTCTGCCACTCGATTTATGTCAACACCTTTTTCAGCTCATATAGCAATCGAGTGCATGTTCCATCACGAAGCCAGTTAAGCCTCAAAGATTTCCTAAATTTGCACAGATTTCAACAGCCCCCAACTTTGCTTGATTTGCACAGATTTTCCACAGGGAAATCCACAGCCGTGAAGGCTACAATGAGGCGAGCCTTGATTGGCTTTGTTGGAGACATTTAGCGCGGCGGGACGCTAGACTCCCCGCCGCCTTTTCTTTGAATGTTTGACCGGCCCTTACTCTCGCCCCCCAATGGCGCTCACCATGGCCTGGCCAGCGCGGTTCTCGATTTAACTCCACCGCCCAATGGCGCCAGTGTAGAACTCCCCGACGGCTCGGTCGAGGTTTCGCTGGACGGCCCCGCCGAGGAACGCGCTCTTGAGAAGGCGCCCTTCGGCGCCAACCTGGCGGAGTATTTACCAGATAATTTGCTCGGCAGCATCGCGAGCGATCTGCGCTTTGCCGTGGATGAAGACAAATCGAGCCGGCGCGACTGGGAAGACGCGCTCACCAAAGGCATGGATTTATTGGGCATCAAAGACGAAGACCGGCAGATGCCCTGGCCCGGTGCCTGCGGCGTGGTGCACCCGATGATTTTGGAGGCCGCTGTCCGATTTCAATCGAAATCGATCACGCGCCTGTTTCCACCGGAAGGCCCGGCGAATGCCAAGGTGGTGGGCGAGAGTAATGAGCTGAAAATCCAGCAAGCCAAAAGGGTAGCTTCAGATCTGAATTACTGGCTGACCGACAAAATGCTGGAATATCGCGACGAAAGCGAACAATTGCTGTTCGCCTTGCCCGTCGATGGCTCGGCCTTCAAGAAAGTCTGCTTCGATCCATTGCTCAAGCGGCCGGTGGCACAGTTCGTGCCGGCCAACGATTTTCTGATGCCGTTCGGGTTTCCCAATTTAGAAACCTGTCCGCGCTACACCCACGTCATGAGGAAGTCTTATGGCGATGTACGGCGCCTGCAGGCCATCGGCTTCTATCGCGACATTGCGCTCAACCGCTCGCCCGTGGAGATGGACAGCCTGGAAGAGAAGGTGGTCCGCCTGAGCGGCGTCTCGCCCTCGTACAGCCGCAGCGAGCTGATCACTCTGTGGGAGGTCACCACAGATTTGATTCTCGAGAACGGCGAGCCGCTGCCCTACGTGATCACGCTCGAATCGGACAGCAACCGGATTCTGTCGATCTACCGCAACTGGCGGCAGGGCGACCTGGAACACGCCAAGACGCTCAACTGGGTGCACTACCGCTACGTTCCCTGGAAGGGTCCGTACGGCCTTGGCCTGATCCATCTGATTGGCGGCATCGGCCACTCCTCGACGTCGATTCTGCGCCAGCTGGTGGACGCCGGCACGCTGAGTAATTTGCCCGGCGGCTTGAAGTCGCGCACCCTGCGCATTAAAGGAGACGCCGATCCGATTCAGCCAGGCGAGTTCCGCGACGTGGACGTGGCCGCCGGCAAGATCCTGGACTCGATTGCGTTTTTGCCGTACAAAGAGCCGAGCGCCGTTCTTTTTCAGCTGCTGCAGATGCTGGTCGATGAGGGCAAGAGCTTCGCCTCGATCGCCGATCTCGACCTGAGCGCATCCACGCAGAACGCGCCGGTCGGCACCATGCTGGCCTTGATCGAGCGCGCCACCGAAGTCATCACCGCGGTGCAGTCGCGCATGCACACCGCGCTCGGCAGGGAGCTCGCCATCGTGGCCGAGCTGATCCGCGACCACACCGGCGGCGACTACGACTACGATCCGCCCAACCATGTGCCACGCTCGGCGAAGTACAACGACTACCACCAGTCGGTTTCCATTGTCCCGGTGAGCGACCCGGCCGCTTCCACCATGGCGCAGCGCGTGATGGAATACCAGGCCGCGCTGCAGCTCAGTAACCAGGCGCCGCAACTTTATAACTTACCCTTGCTGCACCGCTCCATGCTGGAAGTCCTGGGCATCGACAACGCCGACCAGATCGTGCCCGACAAGAGCGCGGTCGAGCCCATGGACCCGGTGGCGGAGAACATGGCGCTGCTCACCTCTAAGCCGGTCAAGGCCTTCCAGTGGCAGGATCACGCCAGCCACATCGTCGTCCACATGGGCCTGATCAATTCCGACGACCCCAAGATGAAGGCCGCCATGGCGCAGAACCCGCTGTCGCCCTCGATTCAGTCGGCCTCCTACGCGCACCTCAACGAGCACCTGGCCTTCCAGTACCGCCGGGAAATCGAGCAGCAGATGGGCGTGCCTCTGCCGCCGCTCGGCGCCAAACTGCCCCCGGAAGTGGAAGAGCAGTTGTCGAGCGTGATCGCCGCCGCGGCACAGAAGCTCACCGGGATCAACCAGCAGGCGCAGCAGGCGCAACAGGCGCAACAGGCGCAGCAGGACCCCTTGGTGCAGCAGCAGCAAGCCGAGCTGCAATTGAAGCAGAAGACAGCGGACCAGAAGGCGCAGACCGACCAGGCGAAGCTGCAGCTCGAGAGTGCGCGCACGCAGCAGAAGGGGCAGATCGCCTCCGCGCAGATGGCGAGCGAGGAACGCCGCACGCAGATGGAAGTGCAGGCCGAATCGACGCGCCACCTGATCAGCGAGCAGGCCGCGCAGGCGCGCCACTTGGCCGACACCAATACCGAGCGGCACAAGGCGCTGCTTGATCATGCCGCCGGCGCCGAGGAGCGCATTCTCAAGGAAAACCAGATGGCGCAGGATGCCGCCAGCGCGGCGCCGCCCGAAGTTCCGCCCCAATAAAAAACGCGGACGCTTTCACGTCCGCGTTTCGCGTACTACCTTTTGAGGCGAAGCCTAAGGCCCTGCAGTCATTTAGGCTGAGGGCGGGGAGGGGGAGTCGGATTGACGGCCGGCGGCGGCACATCCACGATGAACCACCTTTTGCCGACACCCACGACGTAAATCAAAATGGCCACCTTTCCTTCCAGGCCGATATCGGGAGGAAGCGGCGGCCAAATGCCTACGTTCGGAGGCAGAGTGTTGTCCGGGCCGATTGGAATATAGATCGGAGGGCTTACTTCCCCTACGGGCGGCCCAGGCCAAATCTCCGGTGGAATCACGATTGGAAGTGAAGGCTTTCCCGCAGGCGGCCAAACCCCCGGAAGTGGAGGCAGAACAATCGGGTGGCTTGGCCTTTCTTCGCCAGGCCATACTTCTGGCGGAACTCCCGGAAGCCCCTGGTCGGGGTATCCCGGCTCTCCTGGAAGTCCTTGATCCGGGCGTCCGCCGCCACCTAGCGGCGTAATTCTTGCGAAATATCCTCGTGCCATCGTTTGGTTTCCTTTTCTGCAGCCGCTCTCGGGATCCCTTAGCGCCGGCCGGCTGCCCACCGGCGATGCGGTTTACCCGCCGCCCCCGGGCGAGCCGTAGATACCCAGCGGATCGCTCCAGCCGAACGAGTAGCGTTCGCGCGCCTTGTAACGCAGGTTGCCGGTGTCGAAGTCCGGGTCGTCCTTGGTCTGCAGGGGCACGCGGGTGAAATTCTTCAGCCCGTTAGGAATGTCTGTGCAGATGTACCAGGCCTTGGGATCGGTGATCCAGTGGTTCACCGCGTACCCCTCGGGAATGGTGCCGTTGGTGTAGATCGCCGAGATATCGTTGTCAGCGGTGGCCGTACGGTACTGGCTGCGCAGGAGGCGCGTGGCGGTGAAGACCAGGCCGGCCGGAACGATCAGCTTGCGGGGCTTGCCAGCGATCAGCAGGCCGCGGTCGTCGAGCCACAGTGCGATGGTCGTGGCGGCGTTCTCGAGCGAGGTCTCGTTGAGGTCAGCGTTGGTCGAAGGCACGTTGGCGTTGTAAGCGCCGCCCATGACCAGGGGATGCTGCAGGTTGCAGAGCGACACGCCGTCGCCGCCGGGGAAGGCGGCGTTGAAGGCGTTGTTCAGAATGGCCGCGCCCTTGACCTGCTTGGTGTGCGCCATGCTGCGCGCGAGCGCCTTGGTGTAGCGCTTGCTGAGCGAGTCGTACAAATTGTCTTCGAAAGCCTCTTCGGTCAAGCTGAAGCCAATCGAGATGGTCTCGTGGGTATAGCGCGCCGTGTAGGTTTCCTGGGCCTCGTCGTACTGCGTGGCCTCGCCTTCCGGCTTTACCGGCGCAGGTCCGAAACCGGTGACTTTGGTTTCCTCTTCAAAGGAGCGCTCGGAACTCTCAATGGTGAAGATCTCCTTGTGCTCTTCCTGGTAGCGTGCGTATTCGAGACCAAACAGCGCGTTGAGTCCGGGGACCAGCTCTTTCATCAGTTGTGCTCTAGAAATAGCCATAAGTCCTCCTTACTGTCCCGTGCTGTTGAGATACCGGTGGACGCCGAAATTCCAGACCACCAGGCAATCGGTGAAGGGGTCGCCAGGCATGGAGCTCGCGCCCGGCGAAGGGGCCGCATTGTACACGAAATCGTAAATACGCACGGCAAGAGTGGCCGTGGCCGCGGGCGCGACGGCCAGCGCCACCGTGCTGTTGCCGGTCACGGTGCTGCCGGGGCTGATCACCAGCGCGGCGTTCATGCCGGCCGCGGTAGCCGGAACCGATCCGTTGGCCTGAATCTGCATCACCACGAACGGAGAGTCGGCGATCTTGATCCTGACGCTGGTGGCACCGCCAGAGATCAGGTTGGCCGGCAGGAACTGGGAGTTGACGAATCCGCGGACCGGATCCTGATAAGAGCACCCCATGAAGACTCCGATGGGGCTGTTGGGGCCGATGGCGGTCGTGGGGCTGGCCGTAATTGGCACCGGCTGGCCGCCCACAAGTCCGACAGGATCCCCGAAAAAAAGGCCAGTGGTCTGGTTGACCGTGAGGGGCAGGGTGTGCATGCCGCCCGAGAAAGGCGTATCTCCCAGCATCCTCGCGATCCTGAGACCGTAAGGGCCGGCAACGGCACTCATTGCGGTGTTCTCCTGAAATCGCTAGCCGCGCAAGCGTTGGACGCAGCTATTCATCGAGTTTCGGTGGTGGCCCATTGCGCGCGCGCACCTGTGGGCCAAAGCCGCGGGTCACCGTGGTCTCGTGCTTCCGGAACATCGTACGCAGGCGCGGGTCCTCTTCGGCCTCGAGCTGATCGTTGACCGATTTCATCTGGGCGAGCGTCATTAGGCGGTAGTGCTCCCGGCGAGCCTTCATGTGAGCCGCATTCGCGCTGCACAACAGCAGGCCTCCCACTTCCACCCCGTCCGGCCAGCGCGTTCCATGGTCGGACAGGACTTTCAGTTCGGGATATTCGGCCGCCACAACGGGGCTCCATCCCTCCCTGACGGACTGAGAGTAATTGATCGGATCAGCCTGGCCCATCGAGGACGTGCGCACCCAGCGGTGCACCATCCCAGGCCGCTGATGGGGATCCGGCAAAGCGGAGGGCACGGTCCATGCCTCCTCGCGCGATTCGCTTTCGCGGGATCCGGTTTCCCGCGGCGCGCGATCATTTGGCTGAAGATTCATAACACCGTCCCTCCTGTCTTTGCCTTATCCCATTCCTGCAAGCAGTGGCCAACCGCGCGATACACTGCCTCCTCAAGTTGGCCGGCAGGAAAATCTTTTGGCGGAAGGTTCACTGCACCCTCCCCTTTTCCCGCTCCAGTTTCTGCTCTTCTTTGACCAGCTGCGCCGCATATTGCTCGTTGGTCAAGTCGAGTGCCTTGGCGATGCGCACCTGGCTCTCGCTGAGCACCACGGTGCGCCGGCCGCGCAGGGGCTCACCCGCGCTGCCGTTGGTGCGCGTGCCGGCAGTGACCGCCACCGGCCGGCGCGGCTCTTCCACGCTAGTGACCGCGGTGCGCCCCGGCGCCTGGAAGCGTTCGGGAAACTTCTCCTTCAAACGCCGGTTGATCGTATTCCAGTACTGCTCGGGGTCGCCTTCCTCAGTGACACCCTGCTTTTCGAGACTCTGGTGGACACCCAGCGCAAAGCCGGTAATCTCTTCTTCGCCCGCCTTGCCGAACCAGGGGTTCTTCTCGATCCAACCCCTGACGCGATCGCTAACCGGGCGCGGCACCGGCGGCGCGGGAACTGCCTCCGCACCGGGCGCGCCAGGAGGGCCACCGGTAGCTTCAGCGGGCTTCAGCAGCCGCAGGCGATCGGCTTCCGCCACGAAGCGGGCGACTTCCTCGTTGGCCGCCACCATCTGATCGGGATCCTGCGTGGCATAAGCAGTCTTGGCTTTAGACCGGGCCTGCGCCAGCTGCGCCTCGGCACGCGCCACGGCCTGCGCGATCAGGGCAGCTTCACTGCGCCCCTGCTGAAGTTTGAGTTCCTGGTTTTCGCGGTAGAGCTGCTCGGCGAGCGAGGTCGCCGTAGCCGCGTCCTTGCTCGCCTGCCGGCTGCGCCGGCGCCATTCCTCGCCCGCAATATGCAGGTTCTTGATGCGCCGCTGCGCATCTTTGGTGTACTTGCCGATTTCATCCTCGGCCGGCACGCTCTCGAGCTTGCCGATCTCTTCGTCGCTGAGAGAGGGCTTGCCGCCCTTCTCTTCGGCTACCTCCACGGTGATGCCGCCGTCTTCTTCGGTCCCGGTTTGTTCTTTCTCTTCGTCAGCCATGCCTACGCTCTTTCGATTTCGGTGGGATCGCCGCGCACCACGGCCTGCACGGTGTCGTCGTTGATCAACCGGTAATGCACCTGGTGGGGCGGATCTCCCATCAAAAAATGCGTTCCGGCGTACATGCGGAACATGACGTAGTCACCCCGCTTGCACCAGGGCCCGGTCGGAAATTTGGCCTTGTCCGCATAGGCGTCCGGCCCCAGAGAAATCACCTGGCCCACCAGTTGCGCCGCCTCTTCGGCCTGCCTGGTCCCGTCCGGCATGATGATGTTGGCGTGCTTTTTCATCTGCGCTTCGAGATTCGGAATGCGGAGCAGCACACGGTAACCTGCCGGCTCGAGTACGCCGGCAATACTTTCCGCCTCGGGGACCCAGTCAATTTTCACCAGAGTCACGAGTCCTGATCCTCCTCCACCCCGGAGCGCTCGCGCAACTCGATTAAAGATTCCATCGCAAAACGTATACCATGAATTTGACCACAAAGGTACTGATAGCCGGCGTAATCCTTGGCCGAGCTACCCGCCAAATCCGTCTTGAGATCCTCGATTTTCTCCTTCAGCAGCTTGTCGTAAACGTAATCCAGGCGCCGCACGAGTTTATTTTCCAAGCTTGATCACCACCGTCTGACCGCCCTTTTTCATGGGCTTAGCCTGTTTGTTGTGGCCATAAGACTGACGGCGGATTTCCTCCCGCATGGCATCCAGACGGCGCGCCCCAGAACGGCTCGACCCATCGCCCAACGCAGCTACCGTGGGCGCGTCAATTACGTATTCGCCGTCGGAGAGCCGCACCGGCCTCCCCGAAGGCGTGGTGCCCGGGATGTCGTCGCTCTGCCCCGAGCCCGGCCCTTCGAGCAGGCCGCCCTCGGCCTCGCCCTCGTCGCCCCCGCCGCCAGGCGGCAGGCCGCCTTCCTCTTCCTCTTCGCCCTGCGCGTTCCCCTGGTTTTCGGAATCGCGCTGGCTGGCGATCTCCTGCAGGTCGCGCAAGGCCAGCGGGCCGAACGTATCGATGAAGTGGGCGAGCGCCTCCTTGGGATCCGGGTGCTGGCCGTCGAGCGCGGCAAGAGCTTCCACCACCACCTGTTTCAATTGCTCTTCCTCGGGGGAAAGCTGGTCGTCGGGCTCCATCAGCTGCTCGACTTCGTCCGGCGCCTGGCTTTCATCCGGGGCCTCGCCACCTTCGGCATAAGGCAGCTGCGCGCCCGAAAGCGGCATCGCCGTGTAAGCCGGATTGCGGTACTGCTGCGCGAGCTGTTTGTCGATGCCCAGGATCCGCCGGTGCATCGGGTCCGGGTTGTACAGGTTGGGCCGCGCACTGGCGTAAGCCTGGCCTACCGGGTTGAGCGCGCCGCCGCCTTGCAGGTGGATCGCCGTCAGGCGCCGCAGGTGGGGCATGGTGTGGTGCAGCGAGCCGAGGCCGCTAGAGCGCTCGCTGCGCAGGCCGGGGTCGCGGAACTCGCGGCTGGGGTAGTCGGGCGCCATCTTGCGCTCGAAGCTGCGGATTGGATTGGTGTATCCGGAAAGTTTCATCCCTCAGTCCCCCTCAATTCGTTTCATGGATCGGTCGCCTTTACTACGCTTAGGAAATGCTGGCCGGAACCGGCCGGGTATTCCACCAGGTACAGGGTTCCGACTACCGCGCCGACGGTGGTCGTAACCTGGTCGGTCATGATGAACCGGCCGGCGACCACCTCGCCGAGCGCCTGCGCCTGGAACATATAAGAATTGATGGCATTGGCCAGGCGCGCGATATACTCCTGGTCGTAGACCGCCGGCGGTTGGGGCAGCGTCTGTTTGACCTGGCGCGCCATCAGCGGTGCCCGTCCGGCTGCAGGTCGGCGCGCAGAGTTCCCAGGCGCCAGCCCACGCCCAAAGCGTCGCTTTCCACGCGCACCGAAAGCTGGCGCGCACGGACGCGGACAAATTTCTGCACCGTGGTGGGTGCGATCGTCATCTGCGCGGCGGTCTGCTTCAGCGAGCCCGGCGTGTTGCGGGCCAGGATGGTGACGCCCACGGTCTGGGTCGGCGAGTTGCCGCGGAACAGGACGTCGGGCAACAGGCGGCTCATGAAGAGAAACTTGTCGCCGCCCGAGTCGTCGAGGTCGGAGCTTTCCACATATGCCACCAGCGGGTCGGGTCCGGCATCGTCGCCCAGCTCGTGGAAGTAGAGAATGCCGAAGGTGTCGGTTGCCGTCGGGTAATTGCTGCGTCCCATGTCGAGCCAGCTGGTGCGCACCAGCGTGCCGATCGACCAGGTCTGATCGACGTAGTTGTAAAGCACGTAAGAATCGTTCTCATTGCTGGCGGCGCTCGGATAGAACCAGAGGACTTCGCTGAAAGCATGGTTGTGCGCGGCGAAGATCTTGTACTGCTGCGTGTAATTCAGGTTGGAAAAGACGTAGTCCTTGACGGTGCACGGCAACTCCTGGACCTGGCCGGTATAGCTGTAGAAAATGCCGCGGTCCATCCAGAAGACCACGTTGGCCGCGTTGATGCCGGCATTCGGCCCGATGATACTCAGCCCCTCCGACACGACATCGAAACCAAAGATATAGGGCGTGGCAATGTATTTCATACTCCACAGCCCTAAATCGGTCCAGATCAGAATCTCCTGGCGCGTGCGCAGGCCGCAAACGATGAACGAACCCAGGCTGAGCCGCTGGCTGCCGGCGGAATTGGAACGCGTCGGCGTCCAGGTGTAGGCGCTCTCCGCGTCCGACCAGCGCACCAGCATGGGGTCGGCCGCGGTCGCGCCAATGTCATCGCAGCCGAGCGCGATCAGATGCCGGTCGTTGGGGCTCACGATAATCTGCGTGGCGAAGTTCGGCGGATTGTCGGGCGTAAAAACAATATCCGCGCCCGGCGGGTTGGGCACCGTGACGCTCTGCGTCAGCGGCAGCGCGCGCGAGTTCAGGCCGAGCGCCTGGTGCCAGTAGTAAATCGGCCCCTGGCGGATGTTGGCCACCAGGTCTTCGCCGAAGTTGTCCAGGTCCCAGAGGCGGATCTGGTTGACGTCATAGCCTGCCGGGCTCAACAGGGTCGGGTCGAAGCTGGTTCCCCAGCCGGTGGCCTGCGCACTGGTCATCGGCGGGTCCTGGTAGCCGTCCCAGGGCGGCACGCCCCAACCGGTGCCGATGATGGCCACGTCCGCTCCCACCTCGATCTGGAAAGTCGCGTTCACCCCGGCGCCGCCGCCGGTGATTCCCGGGTTGGTCATGGTTTCGGTGCCGGCGATCACGATGTGGTCGCTGTCGGGCACGCTGACCACCTGGAACTCGCCGTTCAGCTCGGCCACGGGATACACATCGACCGGGGTCGTCACTCCCGAGAACGTCACGAAATCGCCGGGGGCCGCCGGGCCGTGGGCCGGCACGTGCACCTCAATCTGGTTGGGCCGCAGGTAAGTCAGGAACGGCCCTACCGTACCGCCGCCCGAGGCCGTGTCGGCCGGCAGGGGCCCGAAGGTGGCGCGGATCGGCGTGATGTCGTAATAAGCCGAACCCCACAGGATATAAAGCTTCAGGTGAGTCCCGAGCGCCAGATAGCGCACTCCGGCGAGCGTGCTCCACTCGTGCTGCTGGCGGCAGCTGCCCTGAAAAATTTCGGGCGTCACCGCCTGCCAGCCGCCGATCTTCTCCGGGCAGCCAGCTCTGAAACGCACTTTGTCCGCGTCGTACCAGCCGCCGGTGTTGGCGTAGTCGGTCAGCTCGCGCACGATCCCGGGGCGGAACTGGAGCTTCTGGATCATCGCTGTACGGCCACCGGCTGGGCCTTCACGTCGGCCAGCTGCTCGAGCAGCGGCTCCAGCCACTGGCGATCGACCGCGGTGAAGAACTGCGGCCATTCCTCCAGGCAGCGCCTTATGCGGGCCGCTTCGGCCTCACTGACTTCGTATTGCTTGGCCGGCAGGCTCTTGGCCCGGTTCCACTGGAACTGCTCCAGATTATTTTCAACGACCACCCGGTAGTCGATGGCCTCCTTCTCCGCGTCGGAGAGGGCTAGTAGATCCTGCAATCGCCAGAACGTGCGCATTTCCGCCACGGTGGCGCGCTGCACGCCCAGCAGGGCGATGACGCTCAACCGCTGCCAGTGATCCAAAAACAAAACCATAAACTCCTCCTTTAAGAAATCACGAGATTATCTTGCCGACAGTCGCCTCTACCGCGCTCTGCAGGTCCGGGTCGGTCACGGCTGAACCCGCCGCCTGCACCTTATCATCCATGACAGTTGGCGACTGCACCTCCCCCGCAACTGTATCCGGCATCTGAAAACATCGAAACGCCCACTTCACGCTTGCAGTATGGGATGACACTGCAACGCTTGAGATCGAAATGCTATCGGCGTATTTCAAACAGGCCACTTTGATCCGACCGCGAAATGTCATGTCGGACATTAGTGCGGCAGACTGCTCCTGGCTTAATGTGGTAGCAGGTGGGATAGGTATGATACTGTCCCGTGGACTTATTATAGGAGGAGGCATCATCTTAGTTCATCCTTTCTTCGAAAACCTTCGAACGTCCGTTCCAGTTTCCCGAACCGCATCCTACGATACGGAAACCCATTGCGCCAAGAGTTGCGTGCTATTGGTTACAGTACAAGCCCCTGAGCTATAGGACCATAAAGCCAATACGTCATTGGCATTCAGCTGGAATACCCAGCACTGAGGAATGTAAGTGTATAACTGATTGTTATATGGATTAGAAACTTCTGCGACGGTTTGGGCACCACCGTTCACTGCACAGGTTAGATAAGCACTACCTGTGCCCGTGAAAAACAGTTGAGCATTCCCCGTCACGAGATAACGGCCTGCCCGTGAAACCGTAATCGTGCAACCGGGTATCGCCTGCCAGCCGGTAGTTAATGTCAACGTCCCACTTATATTTGCTATAGCAACGCTGCTGTTGCCGGTGCCGGTAATCGGCACACCGTTGATCAAATACTGGCCACTGATATTGACGTTGCCCGCCACCTGGAGTGCCTGATTGGGGCTCGCCGTCCCGATGCCGACGTTGCCGGCATTAGTAATCTGCATGCGAAGCGTCGCATTCGTAAGAAAATTTAGTCCATGATTGGTTGTCGTGCCAAATTCCGGCCAAGCACTCCCAGAATTGGAACGAAGCACAGTGGTAACGCCAGAAAACACATCCCACTGCTGCACTTCAGTTCCGGCTACTCCTGGATTTACAACATGCAGCGGAGCCAGTGGGCTCGCCATCCCGATGCCGACGTTGCCCGCCGAGGTGATAACCAACCTAGTTGCACCCGCCGTAATATCATTTAAGGTCAGCGCGGGATTTCCAGCAGTCCCGGCCACCGCAAGCCCATAAACATGGGGGTCCGTACTACCAGAGCGTTCCAATATAAATTGGTATGAGCCATCTGCCCTCGCAGCATGAACGCTGCCGGTGGGGCTCGCCGTCCCGATGCCGACGTTGCCCGCGCTCGTGATGCGCATGCGCTCAAGGCCCGCCGTGAATAAGGTCAGATATGAACCAGCCAAGTTGGTAGCGATCTGAAGCTGGTGATTTGCCCCGTCGAAAATATCGATTATGTTTGAGGTATTGACTTGGCCATTGCTCCCGATTACAAGTCCCGCCTGTTTGGTGGTTGCAGCGCAGATCTCATAGTAAGCGTTGGTTGCACTCTCCGCAAAAACGACAGTGTCTGCGTTCAGGGCGGCAGCGGGACCGGCGGCTCCGCTTCTCACATGCAAGCGGCTATAGGGCGCAGCAGCCCCAATGCCGACGTTGCCACCGTTATAGTAGATCGCCCCGCCGCTGCCGCCCACCCAATAGCCGCCCGCTGAAGCCGCCCACTTCACGCCGAGGGCCTGCGTGCTGTCGGCGACCAGCAGCCAATTGTCGGTGCCGACGGGCAGGCGTGTCGTCGTCGTTCCATGTACGATCAGATCGCCCTTGGTGGTTGTGGGGTCCACGAGGAACGCCGGCGCGCCGGTGATCTTGCCCCAGCCAAGCGCAGTGAGCCAAGTGGGATCGGAGTAACTGCCGGCAGTGGAAACCGCGTTGGTGACCTGCGCCGCCGTGTAGTCTCCGGCCACGGCCACCACCACGCCGCTGCGTCCGAATACGCTGCTCACGCCAGTAGCCGGTGCACCAGTGATCTTACTCCAGGCGAAACTCGTGATCCACGCCGGGTTCGCGTAGGCTTGCGTGGTATCGACAGCGTTGGTGACCTGCGCCGCCGTATAGTCGCCGATCGCCGCCACCACCGCTCCGGTGCGGGTAAAAACCGATGTAACGCCGCCGACTGCCGTCGCCGTCACGGTGACGTCCACCCGGTTACCGGCAGAGTTATCCACGCCCGCCAGGGTCGTGCCGCTTCCGGCGATCAGATTGAGCTCGGGGCGGGTGCCGATGGCTGCCCCGTTGACCGCATAGATGCTGTTCGTAGCAGGGCCGGTGCCGCTCGAGCTGATCGTAATATCGATACGATTCACTCCGGGGTTGTCGGCGACGTTGATCGTCTGCCCCGCGCCGGCGATGAAGTTCAGCTGCGGCCGCGTCCCGGCGAGCGTACCCGCGAGGGACGCCCGGATGAGCTGAGTGGTCGTCTCGCCCAGGACGGATAGGGTGACATCCGCGCTCAGGGCTCCGCCGCCTTGCAACCCCAAGCCCGTGAGGACCTGCCGCGTGCTGGGCACCGCGCCGGTTACCTGGGCGACCGTATAGTCGCCCGTGGCCGCCACTACTGCGCCGGTCCGCCCGAAGACGGAACTCACCGCGCCGACGCTGGTCGAGCTGATGGTGATGTCCGCCCGGCCGCTGCCGGAGTTGTTCACGCCATTGATTACTATGCCGGCGCCGGCAACGAGATTGAGTCCCGGCTGGGTGCCGATCACGGTGCCGTTCTGGAGAAACTGAATCCCGGTAAAACCGAATTGAATGTCGAACCGGTTATTGGCGGGGTTGGTCGCGCCCACGATCGTCGTGTTGGGGCCGGCCACGAAATTCACGGCCGGATAGGTGGCGGTGGCCGAGGCGGTCTGGAATTGAATCCCGGGGAAGACGAAGTTCGCCGCGCTCCCCGTATAGGTAAAGCTGCCGGTAACGGCCACACCCGAAAAAGTCTTTGTCCCCGCGAAAGTCTGAGCGCCCGTAGTCACCACGCCGCGCGAGGTCGGGCCGGCGTCGGGGACATTGATCAGCACCCCGTCGCCCAGCTTCACCGGGCTGCCGGTGACGGTGAGGTCGGTGTCGGGGGTTCCGGTGATGCCAATCTTGATGTAGTTCGGATCGATATTGATCGTAGTCGTGTAGCCGGGGAACCAGGCCGTGCCGCTCCATTGCAGGAACATGCCGCCCTGCGCGCCGGCGCTGGTCAGCTGCAGGGGATTGATGAAGTAACTCGGGGTAGGCGGCCAGCCGATTTTGATCTGGCCCAGCGTAACCTGCGGCAGAGCCGGCACGGCCCAGGCCTCTTCGTAGACCGCGCCGTTTTCTAACTCATAACTCGCCGTGTAGTAGCTGCCCTCCGGCTTCGCGCCGACGTTGGCGGCCAGCTGAACATCGAGCAGCCCGTTGACGATGTCGCTGTCCAACATGCCACCGACGATGCTGACGCCGCCAAAAGTGAACGCGTCCCAGCGGATCACCACCTTGCCGTTGGCCGGCTGCCCGTTGGCGTAAGTTAGCGTGTTGTCGTAGATGGTGGTCACGCGCTTTAGTTCCTCACGATGATGCCGTTGATGCAGTTGGCCGTGCCGCCCACCACCTGCACCTGCCCGGTGAAGCCGTCGTGGCGGATGTTGCTGGTGTCGTAAATGGCATACTCGCTGCAGACAATCACGGCGCCGTGCATATCTATACCCGCGCCGCTGACGAATTGCCCGGACGCGTTGATGACGACGCCGCCCGACGTGTAATAGCCGCCGGCAGTATAGTGATTGCCGCCGGCATCGATGTGCGCCACCACACCGCCGGCCGAATTCTGCCATTGCTGCAGGTCGCCGGTCTGGCCGCTGATCCCGCGCACGATCACCGCCGGCGTGGCTGGCGCCAGCTGGTTATACACATTGAAAACCCCGCCCAGGTCCGCATAGGCACCGATGGTGGTGTGCCCGGTGGCGCGGAACCCAGCGAGGTGCGTGTTGGCGATGCTCGCCGCGTCGTTGAAGCTTTGAATCGCGAGATTGCTGCCGGCGCTGCCGCCGCTCTCCGCGTCGGTGGTCAGGCCGAGCGCCGCGCGCGCGACACTGGCAGTGGCCAGGATCATGCGCCGCACGCTGGTTGCGGCGCCGTCGATCCAGCACTCCGCCGCGAGAAGTCCGCCGACATGCAGGGTGTGCGTCGGCATGAAGCCGACTCCCATTCCAACGCCCGGAACTACATTGAACTGGGGGCTCTGCCGCAAGGTGGCGCCCGAGTCCACATACAACAGCCCCCAACCCACCCCGCTCACGATCGGGGTGCCGATGCCGATGCTCGTGTTCACCGTGGCCCACTGCGGACCGGCGGCGGTGGCTTGTAAGAACTGGCCCGCGCCGCCGTTGGGCAGGCGCGCCACGCTGCCGGCGGCACTGCGGTAGTACATGTCATACGGCGCGTCGCTGCCCAGATTGACCGCCAGGCTGGGCGAGATGGTCACGCCGCCACTGAAGGTGGCCGGCTGCGACGACGTCAAAGCGCCAGAGATGTTGAACGTGCCCTGCACCATCAGCGAAGTGCTGACCAATAACGTGTCCACCTGCAGGTCGCTCGTGACGCCGAAGACCGCCGCGGTGGCCCCGGCGCCGTTACAGTAGACGATCGCCGAGTGGCCGGCCTGGATCCGGTAGACCGGCCCGGAGCCCTGCTGCACGATCAGGTTGAAGCCGCCGATGGTGTGGTTCTGGATGAAGTACAGCTTCTGCGCCGTGACCGGCGCGATGTTGATGCTGACGTCGGCCGTGATCGTGCCGGTAAACTCCACAACTTTGTTATGGCCATTAGATGCCGCGTTCTGGTTGGTGGTCAGCGTGAAGCTGTTGGAGGCCGAGAGCGCCACCGAGAGGCTGCCGTCCGTGGCCGTATCGATAAAGCCGATGGTCCCGTTGGTGGTGGTGCCCCAGGTGCCGGCCTGGCTGCCCGTGGGTAACAGGATCAAACCTAAGTTCGGAGTAAACGTCGGCGACGACATACTACCTCCAGACTCCGCGGACCGGCCGCGGTGTGGCGCGCCAGCGCGGCTCGATCCGTACCGGCTCCTGCCACAGCGACTCGACCGTCACCCCGCCGATGGCCCCGGTCAGCGGCGGGAAGGCGACCTGGGCGATGACGCTGATGTTGCCGGGCGGGCTCATGCGATACGCACCAGTGCCGTCCCCGGGCCGGGCGGCGGAAACATGACGCGGAAGTTCCCGCTGTTGCTGGCCCGCGGCCCGCCAAAGTTGAGCACCCCGACGGCACGCTGCTGCATCGTGTCGTTGTACAGCAGGGCGCCGAAAGCCGTGAGGCTCGCGTTCGGCCAGATGGCGTCGGCAAAGGTGGCATAGCCTACGTTCGCCACCTGCAGCACCTGGGGACTGGTCAGGATCTGGCCCCCGGCGGTGTAGCCCGGGCCGCTGATTTCCCCGCCGGGAACGTAGACCGTAGTGGTGGCGTCCAGGCTTGCGGTTTCCCCGTAGAGCGCGAGGCGGAAGGTCTGCGTCAGGAAATCATGCACTCCCGTCAGCAGCTCGCGCTTGAAGCTGGTGCAGAGCGTGGAGCCGGAGATCATACTTTCAACCTCGTGTCCGGATCCTGGTAGAGATCTTTGGCAGTGCGGCCTTTAGCATATTCGAGGTCCATCTTTAGGTCCGCCTCGAACTGGGTGAAGTACCTTTGCCAGAGCGCGTCTTCGGTCTTCATGTAAGTGCCGGCCTCGACTAAGCTGCCGGTCAATAGCGAGTGGCCGAAGTGGTCGCCCAGCCAGCTGACGCCCGCGTCCACGATCGAAGGCGGCTGGTAGAAATAGCCGAGCCGCAACGGGTAGCTCTGGTCCGGCGCCGGCCCGAGCAGGAGCGTCAGCTCGTTGAGCTGCGAATAGAACCGCGGGATGGCCGTGACGCTCGAGTCCGGGTAGCACTCGGCCAGGAACTCCGGGTCTTTGTTGATCAGGGGCACCAGGCTCGTGCCGTTGACTACGATCACCGAGTCCGGCGCCAGGAAGTCGCTCGGCACCGGCAGCTGCGCCTGGGAGGCGATGGCGGCGCCGGTGGCGTCCTTGCGGAAGCGCGGCAGCCTGACGCGCAGCAGGATGCGGCTTTCGGCGAGCCGGATGAACGTATCGATGTTGTTCACGAAGCTCGCCTCGTAGTCCTCGCTGTACTCCTGGATCGCCGCGCGCAGCTCGACGTACGTCATCAGAGTCCTCAATAGATGCCGGAGAACTTGCACCCCTTCTCGGCAGCTCCGCAGCCCCTGACCTTGCCTCCTTCGGCAAACGTTCCGATGAAGCGCGCGCCCTTGCGGGCGATGCCCTTGCGCGCTCCGGCCTTGCCGGGATCCCCGCCGGTCCGCGGAGAACCCGGCTCGGCCGCCCGCTTGCCGCCTTTGGCGGCAGCGATTTTAGGCGCGGGCGGCTTGATCACGTTGGGAAAACCGCGGCGGTCCTTGGCGGCTCCGCCGGCGGCCATCTTCTTGCACTCGCCTCCCTTGCCCATCTTGTCTTTGTCGTCGCACGCGCCGCCCTTGGCCTTCTTGCCGGGGCGCACCTTGTCCAGGAACTCCGCAAAGCGCGCCCGCTTGCCGAGCTTGCCCGGCGCGTGCGCCGCGCTCGCGAGCTTCTTCTCCGGAATCTTCTCGCCCTTCTTGACGTCCAGCGATTTGCGCAGGGCACCGGGCTTCTTGATGGCTTCCTGGATGAACTTGCCGCCGCGCCGCAGAGGCATGGCCGGCACTGGCGAAGGAGGTGCCGGCGGAGCTGCGGCCGGAGCCGTGGCCGGAGCCGTATCATCGAGCTCGTCCGGCACCGGGGGCGCCGTAGCGACAGCCTTCTTCATCTTCGGCGGCTTCGGCGGCCGGCGGCGCAGCACGCCGCCTTTGGCCTTCTTGGTCACGGGCATGTCGTCGGCATCCCCGTCGTCGCGCCGCACGCGGCCGCCCCGGGCCATGGCGGGAATGCCGCCCATCAGCGCGGCGTTGCCCGCCGGGGGCGCCGGCACCGGCGCGGCGGGTATGACCGGCGCGGCCGCCTGCGGCAGCATTCCGCCCCCGCCGGGCGCGCCCTGCATGCCGCGCATCCGCGCCATCTGCTGGATCATGGCCGGGTTCAGGCCGCGTCCGGGCATACCGCCCGGCATGCCAAGGCGGCCGAGAGCCCCCGCACCCGGTGCCATCGGCGCGGTAGCCGCCGGCGGTATGGGCGGAGGGCTTCCCGGGCCCATGCCGGGAGGCATCATGGGCGGCAGGCCGGCGCCGCCGGGCGACATCACGGGCGGGGCGCCGCCCATCAATCCAGGCGGTATCCCTCCGCCGGGCGGCATCCCTGCGCCAGGAGGCAGAGCGCCCAATGAAGCTCCCCCAGGCGGCGGGCCCATGCTTACTGGCGTGGGCGCCGGCATGCCCTGTCCCAGCGCCGCCATCTGCTGTTGCGGAGTGAGCCCGCCGGGAATCCCGCCGGTCGCCCCTCCGCCCTGGAAATGCCGCGTGCGCGGTCTGCCGCGTAACATCATTGCGTTTCTCCTCCCAAATCCGGGGTGAGGTCGTCACGCCGGTCTACCCATCTGCGATAAGCCACCTGGTAAAAGTCCAGGAACCTCTGTTGCTCTGCCGGCGACAGCGTCTCCCAGGCGGGGGGCCGGCCGTTGGTCCAGTTGCCCGGCGGGTACATGACGCGCGAGGCCGCGAGGCCGGTGTCGGGGCGCGCGTTGCGCAAGGCCTGCGCATCGGTGGTGACGTAGCGGTCGAGAAAGTTTTGGGGGTGGTCGGGGTCCCAATCCGTTCTGCAGGCCAATAACCCCGTGCGTCGTCCGCGTACCGTGGTCCCGCGTAATTCAGAGTAACGGGTCCGTATACCGCAAATATCACATATACCCCAAGAAAATTTTCCCTGCGCAAATTTATTGCCGCGGCTCATAGGAAGGGGTAACCTCCAGGGACGAACCTGAAACTACTGCGGTCACGGTCCTCATCACTCGCCAGCTGGAACTCTTCCTCGTAGGCATCGTGCAGCATCTGAATGCGCGGCACGGCATTGGGGTCGGTGCTCTTGAGCGCCATCTGATAGGCCACGCCGGCGATGATGGCCGGCACGAAGCGCCAGGGGATATCGGGCACGCCGGTGCCGCCCGCTCCCAGCGGCGCCAAGCGGCGCAGCCGCCAGTAGACCAGCTGATAGGAAGTGCTGTCCGGCGGCACCTGCCAGAGGTTAAGGTACGGATTGATCAGGCGCTGGATCTGGATCAGCGAGGGGCGGCCCTGAGCCAGCTTGTTGGGGATGGCCGCGTATTCGTCCAGAGTGACCCGGCTCAAGGGCAGGTCGGAATCGGCGCCGGAAGTGGTGGTGCGGATCAGGTGCTCGATCAGGTCCACGGTGTCGCTCGGGATCGGGTACTGAGGTTGGCCGACTGTGAGATTGACCGCAGTCGGCCCGTCGATGCTCCACAGGTTCAGGCCGCGGTTGGCCCAGGAAATCGACAAAAGCTCCAACGCACGACGGGCAGTGCGCAAACTATAGCCGGAACGGAATTCAATTCCGGCGCGTTCCGATGCTTCTTGAGCGATTTCAACCGTGTCGAAAGTGGGCCAGACGGGAGGGGGAGCAGCCATCTATTTCCCCCTCCGCGCAGAGCTCAATGCGATGGCTACGGCCTGCTTGCGGTTGCGCACCACCGGGCCCTTTTTAGAACCGCTGTGCAAGGTTCCCGCTTTGAATTCGTGCATCGTCTGGCGCACCTTGGCGGCGCGCCGCGGCGTACTAAGCATCTTGCACGGAATTATAGCTGATCAGGCACCCGATTAAAGGATTTTTGGGAAAAACGTATGGCGAACTTCAGGCCGCGGCGCACAGCCGCTCGCGAGAAGCGCACGGCGAGCAACGGGCTCAACAGAAACACGCCCTTCCACGAAATTTGCATCGAGCATCCCAATCCCCTCAATGATAGGGACCGGCACGCGCCACCGCAGGCGCAGCTACGGTACCAGACATGGCGCAAGCCAGAACCTCGGCAATGAGTTCCTCAGGGCTGCAAATATCCAACAGCATGCGGATCAGGCCGCTGCGGCCAAGAGGAGTTTCGCGATCACCCAGCCTGCTTTTAAGATATTGCAGGGCACGCTGGTCGGCCGCTTTCGTGACCAAACTGGGAGAAAATGACGACCGGGTCAAATCCATAGAAATCACCCTGGAGAATAGTGGACCTATCTTCCGATTACTATCAAGAATCAAACCATAAATCTGGCAGGCAACCCGTATCTTTTGCAACTGTTTATTCACATTTGGCGTTGGAGAAGAAGCGACCACGGTACTGGGCGAAACTGATGAGCAACCCGTATTTTTTGCAACTGTTATTTACATTTGGCCTGGAGAAGAAGCAACCACGGTACTGGGCGAAGCCATTCCCGAAGGCGAACCAGAGGAACCGCCACCGTCCCCATTCCCATCCCCATCTTCGCCCCCACCCTTGCTACGCTTGTCCCGCATCTGCGCGTAGAACTCCAGCAGCGATCTCTCGTGACGTGGATCGTGCTCCCAGGCATCGAGAATCCCGTTCATCATCTCCTCAACGTGACGCTCGGTAATAGAAAAATCCTGAGTCAAACAAAAATATGTGAAACAGCACACCAGTCTCCGCTGAGACTTGGCCGGCATCTCGCCGATCATAAAGCGCAAGGCCTTCATCTCCGGCGACTCGCCCATCTCTTCTCTCAACACGTAAATGGCGCCGCGCTCGAGAAGATCGGTGATGCGATAGCCTTCCGTCTTGACCAGGCGGTAAAGAACATCCATGCACGGCTTATCCAGCCGCACACTGATTTGAACTTTTTCTAATTTGCGCCCGCGATTACTCTTGACTTTCGCGACTTTCTTCGAAGGCGCTGCCTTGGAACCCGATTTGGAACCTTTGTTGGACATAAGTACCACTCCTTTGCAAGCAGTTTAAAAACTGGTCGGTGTGTATTCCGCCAGACGCTCCCGCACCCAATATTTTTGAAGTTGACAATTTGGGTTGCAAGGTCAAGAATAAAAACCTCAATGCCCGCTCGGCGGCCATAGCAAGCCGAGACGAATTGACAATCCGAAATAAACCAGTCGTCACAGTCACACACCGGCTTAAGCCGGATAAAGGACAAACGTATGACGATGTGTAAGTCACAATCTTCTACCGATACCTGCTCGGCAGTCGAGAAGCCGAGACAAAGCTTACCCGAATCCGCGATTTACTACCATGACCCGTTAGTGCTGGCACTCATAGAGTTGTACTTAGCCCCCGACCTGGGAGGTCAAGTACTCAGAGTGCTCACGTATTATACTTCTCACCCGCTTACGCCACCCCGCCCCGAAGACCTCACACTGCTACTGGCGCTGAGTATAGCCGCACAGCGCGCAGGGATCAAGACATGAATTGCGTACGCACGCCAGTGGCCAGCTGGAAGCACCAGGTCGCAGCTTATCACTTTGTGGAGAGGCTGTGGAAAAGCGGCCGGCACGGGGCACTACTAGCACTAGCCATGGGCTGCGGCAAGTCAAAAATTGCCATTGATCTTACCTGCGATTTCAACCTGTCGCCCGTTCTGATTCTCTGCCCGCTGCGCGTGGTGGAAGTCTGGCGTGCACAGTTTGCACAGTTCGCCAGCGTACCGTATGAATTCCTTGCACTCGACGACCGCTCCGGCACGATCGCCGAGAAGACCGAGCGGGCGCGCAACGCGCTGGCCTGGGCCACGGCACGCCGGAAACGCCTGGCCATCTGCATCAACTATGAGTCCGGCAGAGCAGAGCCGTTCGCCCACTGGGCACTCATCAACGCATGGCCGCTCGTCATCGCAGACGAAAGCCACAAATGCAAAGAGGCATCCTCGCGCAACTCGCGCTTTCTCGGCCAGCTGGGCCTGCGCGCCCACTACCGCCTGGCGCTCACCGGCACGCCCATGGCACACAACCCGCTCGACATCTGGGGCCAGTTCCGCTTCCTCGATCCCAGTGTCCTCGATCCGACGTTTGGCAGCTTCAAGCTGCGCCACGCCATCATGGGCGGCTATTACGATAAAGAGATAAAAGGATATAAAGAGCTCGAAGAGCTCAACCGTAAGTTCTATTCGATTGCCTATCGCGTCACCGACGAAGTGCTCGAACTGCCGCCCGAGCTCGACCAGGTACTTACTGTCGGCCTCGGGGAACGCGCCGCCAGGCTCTACGCCGACATGGAACGCGACCTCCTGGCCTGGATCGAAGAAGGCAAGGAAGTCACCGCGGCCAATGCTCTAGTGCGCCTGCTGCGCCTGCAACAGATCACCGGCGGCACTCTCAAAGACGACGAAGGATTCGAGCACCAGGTCGATACCCGCAAAGAAGATCTGCTGGAAGACTTGCTTGAAGATCTGGACCCGGACGAAGCCGTGGTCATCTTCGCGCGCTTCAGAAGCGATCTCAAGGCCATTCACCGCGCCGCTCAGAAAGCCGGCCGCACCTCGGCCGAGCTAAGTGGGAACGTGGATGAGCTCAAGCTGTGGCAGACGAGTACAAGCGACGGGCCCAGCGTGCTCGCCGTGCAAATCCAGGCCGGCGGCGTGGGCATCTCGCTCACCCGCGCACGCATCGGTATCTACTACTCATTCGGATTTTCTTTGACCGACTACGTGCAAAGCAGAGCTCGTATCCACCGGCCGCCACAGAAACGGCCGGTTGTGTTTTACCACCTTACCATCCGAAACTCCATTGACGAGATTATTGAGGGCGCGCTCGAGCGGCGCGCCGACCTGATTGAAAGTGTCCTTAGCGAGGTTAAAGGCAATGCTGTTCCCCAATGATCATCAGCTAGTAGAGGAAACTCCCGAGCACCAGGCCTTCACCGACCTGGTCCGCCTGACCATCCGCAAGCGCGAGCTGGCCGCCGAAACCCGCGCGGTCGAAGCCCGCCTGCGCCTGCTCGAACCGCAGGTGCTGAGCTACTTCGGAGAGGGCGGGTACCAGAAGATCAAGATCGAAGGCTACACGCTTTCGCCACACCGCGAGCCGTGGATCTATCCGGCGGCGCACGCCACCGACGAGCAGGTGATCGAAGCGCTCAAAGAATGCGGGCTGGCACATTACGTCAAAGAGGTGTACTCCACCAAGTCGCTCACCACCTATGTGCGCCAGCTCGAGGAAAACGCGGGCTCCATCGAAAACACTTTGTCGATGCTGCCGCCGGAGCTCGCCAAGGTGGTGCGCATCGAACCCACATACCGCGTCCAGGTGTTAAAAACATGGCGTTGAAATGCCTGCCCGAGGGCTTGATACTCGGGACGGGACGGGACAGTCCCAATTTTTCGCTGCGTCCCTTCCAGAGACGCAGCGATTAGTCAAACACCCACTAACCAACAAAGGAATGTCAACTATTATGCCAAAACAAGCACAACCCCCACAAGACCTCGCCACTCTCGGTAAAGACCCCGAGATGGTCGAACCCTACGCCCTGCTGCGGCCGGAAAGCAGCCAGAGCACCATCGAGCTGCTCAATGAAAGCCTCAGCCCCAATTTCTCAATTCTCAACTTTCCCCGCATTCAGATGCCAAGCGGCGGCAGCCTGGCCTTCCGGGTACAGACTCTCGCCGGCGAGCAGCCCGAAAAGGAGCTCGAAGGCATCCTGACCGCCTTCCGCTCGGCACGCCTGTTCTGGAGAGGCAACTTTTCAGGCGGCCACAAGCCCCCGGACTGCACCTCGAAAGACGGCCTGGTCGGCATCGGCGATCCCGGCGGCCGCTGCGCCGACTGCCACTACGCCCAGTTCGGCACCGCGGTATTGCCCAACGGCAACCCCGGCGCCGGGCAAGCCTGCAAAGACATCCGCCAACTGCTCCTGCTGCGACCCGGCGAAATTCTGCCGCACCTGTTGAGCGTGCCGCCTACCTCGCTCAAGGCGTTTACGCAATACAACATGCAGCTATTGAGCGCGCAGATCCCCTACTGGGCCACCATCACCCGGCTCACGCTCGAGAAGGCCAACAACGAGGGCGGCATCGCCTACGCGCGGCTGGTGCTTTCTCTCTCCCGGCGCCTGGGGGAGAAGGAAGTGCGCGCGCTCAAGCCATACCACCAAAAGATGAAGGAGCTGCTCACCCCAGCGATGATCGACGCGACCGACTACACGGCCGAAGAGACCACGCGATAAAACTATGGCGCGCCCTGCCCCAGCGCGGGAAAGCTCGCTGGTGCGCGCGATCGTAAAGGCCCTAAGGCAAATTCCGGGCCTGGTGGTGCGCAAGCGCTGGGGAACCGCGCTCGGCACAGCCGGCGATCCCGACCTGTACGGAGTGGTCGCCGGCCGCCATTTTGAGCTTGAAGTCAAGAGGCCCGGAAACATCCCTACGCCCCTGCAAACGGCGCGCCTGAAAGAGTGGCGGTGTGCCGGCGCTATTGCAGGCGTAGTGCATAATGCACACGAAGCACTCGAACTGCTCCGACCGATAATGCCTACTCAGCGGCCTGATAGCTGAGGCACGGGCGTGGTGCATAATGCCCGGGAAGCACTCGAGCTGCTCAGACCAGTAATGCCTACTCAGCGGCCTGATAGCTGAGGCGAAACCGAAAGAGTACACGCAATGGCCGAACGCCTCTACAGCCTGGCACGGCTACGCCGTTTTCAACAACATGCCCGCGAGTCCATCCGCTATCCCATGGCTCTCGCCGGGAAGAGCCGGGAAGAAATTGCCCAGGAGCTCGGCGCCCCACTGGTCGAGCTGGCCGACATCCCGGCCGACGCGGAGATGGATGACGCCACGATTACCTACTGGGACGGGGAACGCTTCCGCGATATGGCGACCTTCCCGGTGGGGCTGATCGATCCCGCCTGGACACCGCCCCCGCCGGATCCGCTAGATGGGTGCGACGAAGTCACCGCCATGCTGAGCGGCACAGGCACGGAGACCACAAGTACCACTGCGATCGAGGTTATTTTGCGGCGCACTGGTCCACGGTGGCTGATCTGGCAGCCCAAGGAGTATCGGAAAAAGTTCGCCACCCCTTACGCCCGCCACGCCCGCGCCACCGCGGAAATGTGGTTCGGGGCACCCATCGACGGGTGGCGGATCACCAAAGAACACCGGCCGCCGAAACGCCCGCCCACCCGCCGGGTGGGCGCTGATTATGTGAAAGCGAATAACGACACATGACGCCCCTCGAATTCTTGTACCTACTGTGGGCAGACAAGCCCCCAGACGATTACGTACTCATTTGGACGCACCAGGGCGACACGCTCAAATTGTCTCACTGGCGCCAAAACCTCAACCAGGCCGCTCAGGTGATCGCCGGCTCGCTGCACCTGGACTGCTACCTGGGCGTCGGCCTGAGCGCCAGCGACCGCGGGAAACACTTCCGATGCCCGTCGGAAGAGATCACCGCGATCGCTGGCGTCTGGCAGGACTTCGACCTGGCAGGACCGATCCATCCGAAGAAGGCGCTGCCCGCCACGCTCGCCGAAGCGCTCAGCGTGATACCCGCGGAATTTCCACCGTCGCTCATTGTGGATACCGGTCACGGGTGTCACGCCTGGTGGCTCTTGCGCGAGATCGCGCGCTTCGGCAGCGCCGAGGAGCGCACCGCCGCAGCGCGCATCGTCCACCGCTGGCAGACCCTGCTGGGATTGCGCGCGGCCGCGCGCGGCTGGGCGCTCGACCGGCTGAGCGACTTGGCGCGCGTGATGCGCATCCCCGGCACGCGCAACTACAAGGACCCCGGAGACCCTAGGCCCGTCACCGTACTCGAGCAGCGCGACGCGCGCTATAACCTGAGCGAGCTTGCGTGGTACCTCGACCAGATGGGGATTCCGCAGGAGGACGCCGCACCTAAACCAGCAGTATTCCAGAATAATGGCGACCTGAGGGTGAACCTGGACGCCGCGCTGCCACCCGAGCAGATTGAATTGTGGCTCGAGGGCAACGAGCGCTTCCGGCGGACCTGGCTCCGCCAGCGCACCGACCTGAAGGACAGCACGCAATCCGGCTACGACATGGCGCTCACCGACTTCGGTTTCGACGTGAAATTAGCGCCGCAACAAATTATCGACCTAATCGTCCAGCACCGCCGCAAGGACGGGCGACCGGCACGCACCAAATTGAATTATTACCTGCTCACCCTGTCCAAGGGCGCCACCCGCGGCTCCATCACCACCGGGGGCATCGCCGCCAGCGAAAAAGAAATCGAGGAGACCGAAGAAGAAGCCGGTAACAGCACGGCAGCGCCCGCACAGAAGGCGGCGCCAGATGCCGCAGCACCTCCCGAGGCGGCCGCAGCGAGCGCGCCGCCACCGGCCGATCCAGCGATAGCGAAGGCACGGCTCGCCGGCCAGGCAGGCCGCGACCTCGAGATCCCGCCACTGCTGAGGATCTGCAAAATCACCGGCGACAACCCAAGCTACACACTGGACCTGGCCGATGGCAGGTCGATCTGGCTGAAAGACACGCACACGCTGATTAACCAGGACGCGCTGCGCCTAGCCCTCGCCACCAGTGAACTCGAGCACTTTCTGCGCCCCTTCAAACGCGCCGAATGGTCAATCCTCGCGCAGAACATGCTGGACGCCCTGATTAAGATCGACGGCGGCCCGGAGAACCATGCCGCCGGCAACATGCGCATCCAGCTGGACCAATACCTGAATAAAAACCCCTTTATCCCCGAAATTGACGGGCAACCGTTCCAAAACCGGAACCTGCCGACCCTCATCGAAGGACTGGTAGCCGTCAGCCCGCTGCATCTCATGAGCTGGCTGGAACGCAACGCCAACCAGAAACTCTCCCTCAACGCCATCACGCAGGCGCTGCGCTTAATCGGCGCCACGCGTAAGCGAGTTCGTGGCCCTAATATCCAGGAACAAAGCCGCTGGCTGCTGCCGGCAAGTAATTTTCCATTTGCCAAATACACCAAAACAAGAGAAGGAGATCCGAAATGAACGAAACACCCAAGACACTCGTAGAGAGGCTTCACGATGCGGCAAAGCTAGGCTGCAACATCCCGCTCCTGCGCAAATTGCACAACAATACCAACTGCCGGCTGGATCTGACCGACGGCACCACGATCTGGCTGGGCGGAATCGAAAACCTGCTCGATCAGCAACGATTCCGCAAAATCGTCGCCAGTAGCCACCTCCGGCATTTCATTCCTCAATTCAAAGACGACGACTGGTACGCGATTGTACAGACCATACTGGATATTGCGATCGAGACCGACTGTGGTCCCGAAAGTCAAGGCACCAGCAAGAGAGGGGAATCTTAAATGAGCGCACCCAGCTGGCAGCCGGAAGATTTCACCGAAGCCCTCGGCAGAATTCCCGCCAAACCGATCGACCCGAAAACGGCTGCCGCCCTTGACCAGGTTGGACAACAGGACCACTCCATCACCAACGAATATCAGCTCTACGGCGCCCCGGGCTGCGGCAAGACCACCGCGGTCGAATATAAAATCCGCCAGGAGTTCGAACGCCTGGGGCCGAAGGCGCTCCTGATCACGAGCTTCAGCAAAGCTGCCGCAGTCGAGCTCGCCGGCCGCGGTCTGCCGATTGCCGAAGAAACCATCGGCACGCTGCACGCCCACTGCTACCGCGCGCTCGGCAAACCCAAGCTGACCGACGACGCGGACGTGATCCGGCTGTGGAACAACCTCCACCCCCAACTGCGCATCGGCAAGCTGCGCAGTCACCGCGAACTGACCGGCGACGACCCGGTAAGTCAGCGCGGCGACTGGCTCGAGAGCATCCACCGCATGCGCGGCCTATTGCTCCCGATGGAGCTGTGGCCGAGCGACGCGCGGGAAATTTATGCCCGGTGGCAACAATTCAAACAGCAACACAAGGTCTACGACTTTCCCGACCTGATCGACCTGGCGATCGAGAACTTCAAGATCGCTCCCGGCCGGCCGCAGGCCCTGTTCATCGATGAGGCCCAGGACCTGACGCCGCAGCAGTGGAAGCTCCTGCGGCAATGGGGTAACCATGCCGAGTACTTTCTCTCCGCGGGGGACGACGACCAGTGCATTTTTTCGTGGACTGGCGCCAGCCCGCGCAGCCTGCTCGACCAGAATCTACCCGAAACCCACAAAGTCATCCTGACGCAAAGCCACCGCCTGCCCCTCATGGTGCACCGCGCGGTCAACCAGTGGATCCGCCAGCTGGGCGCGCGGCGCCAGGAAAAGCACTACCGGCCGCGCGACGCCGCAGGCAGCGTGGAATTCGGCTTTGGCACCTGGAAGGACCCGGTACCCGGCATCACCGACGCCATTTGGGGCGAAATCACCGGGGGGCGCACGGTGATGCTGCTGGCCACATGCGCCTACATGTTGCGACCCCTGCTCACCGACCTGAGCGACCACGAGATTCCCTTCCACAACCCCTACCGAATCCACCAGCAGGCCTGGAACCCGCTGGACGCGAGCACCCCGGACCGGCCGGTATCCATCCTGCGCGCACTCCTCGGCCCCTTTATCGGAGCGGAGGGCCGCAACGGGAGGGAGCGGCCCTGGCGGGCGCGGGAGCTCGCGCAGTGGACCGGCGCCCTACCCAACAACATCTCCCTGCTAATGAGCGGGGCGCGCGAGCGGCTCCATCAGCTCGCCCCGGAGAAGGCTATCGAGATGAGCGACCTGGCCAGCCTGTTCGTGGAAAACCGGCTGGTGGACCTGCTCACCGCCTTCGAGAAGGGCCAGGGCGCGCTCGCCCACTGGTGGGGCGAGCTATTACCGGACACCGAGTTCAACCACTTCGACCTGCCGCTCAGCCTCATCTGGGGCAAAGGCGTGGAAAGCCTGAGCGAGACCCCCAAAGTGATCGTAGGCACTATTCACAGCGTGAAGGGCGGAGAAGCCGACACGGTGATCCTGTTCCCCGACGTCAGCCCGGCCAGCGAGGAGCTGAGCGGAACCGATGAGGCCATCCGCCTCTTCTACGTCGGCATGAGCCGGGCGCGCAAGAAACTCATCCTGGCCGAGCCGGCAGGAAGAGCCTCGATGGCATGGGGACAGGTATTCCGAACCGCGACACCGCGAGACGGGAAGCTGGTGTACGAGGGCTAGACTTCAGAAACCTGCCGCGCTACACCCCTACCTCTCCTTTCGGCTGCCCACGGGGGGGGCAGGGTACCCAGAAATTGCGTATCGTCTTTACGGGTTTATAAATTGTATATTTTAGTACTGAAAAATTGCACATCACTTTCACACTCGCCGGGCCCCGTTTCTGCGCCTGGGGGCCCCCTATATATACGGGGAACTCTTTTTTTTTGTACTGCGAAGAAACAAAACTTAGCTCGCAATGCGCACGCGCGCCTTATATATGCATATGGTATGACTGGTAGCACTGGTAGGACTTTAAAATTTTATGTTTCGTGCTGCGAAGAAAATGGTCTCCCCCGTATATATGGGAGGACCGGGGGGGCTTGGGGCTTGGGACGTGGGACGTGGGACGTGGTTGGGGAAGTCGCGCCGGCTCCGCGGCGCAGGGCCTCCCGCGCAGCGGGGGCTCCGTACCCGGTGGGGTGCGCGGCCGCGGCCCTGGCGGGCTCTCCAGGCGTGCAGGCAGCACCAGCAGGCTCGAGGCATCGTCTACGCTTACGCCCAACGCCTACCGAGCCGGCCGTGGGAAACGGCGCGAAAAAACGAAACGGACCAAACGGTCCGAAACAAAATCGTGCGAAACCATACCGCGGCTTCCGATAATACGTTATTATGTCAACTCTTCAATGCGTGTTAACTGTCGTGCTATCAGCCACTTAACGTTCCTCGAGGGGTGAAACGGCGGCCTGGAATCGGCCGACCACAACCTGTTGGGGTGTCTATTGCGGAGAAGCGGGTCTCAATATGGCGCTCTACCAGGTGCGTTGCGCTTCCCGCGGCTAGGGTGCGAGAATGCGCCTTATAAACACCCAGACGGCCATGGTGGATATCGGAGTCTTCAATCCGATAATGCCTATTTCGGACAAGGCTGTCCTGGTTAATCAGGGGGTCGGCGGGACTACCCCTCCCGACCTTAATTGCGTTAGGATCTAGCACATGGGAGCACAAACAGGACCGAAAAACCCGCGGGTCTCCCAGCGCGTATTTGCCGCTGGCCTGGCGTCGGGTTTATCTCAAGAGAAAGCCTATGCTAAGGCGTATCCCAATAACAAAGGCAAACGTGAATCCATACAAACCAACGCTAAGCGTGCCGCACGGTCCCCGAAAGTCAAGGCCGAAGTATCTCGCCTGCTCGCCGAAGACATCCAGCTGCGCATCTTCCCGGATGCAGAGAACCCCGCCAAGCTCCGTGCCCATGCCGTCGCCACCATGGTGCGCCTGTCGCAAAGTGCCGATGAAGTGATTGCCATGCGCGCTTCGGACTGGCTCACCAGCTACGCCGAGAAGCGCGAAGCCATCGCGCTGCCCGGCGACACGCCACGTGCCGAGCTCTTCCACGACCTCAGCCAGCTCTACCGCAAAGCGCTCTCCGCGCCCCAGCCGGCGATCGTGGAGGCCGTGGCCGAGGAAGCGGCCGAGCCGGAGGCGTTTGTGACGGAAAACACGAAAAGCGAGCCGGCTGAATAAGCGGGTTTAGTCAGCAGTTAAGCCCTGTTTTGGCAAATCTGATACCACTACAGCACCCCCATCCTTTGGCCCAAACCCGCCTCTTTATTTTCAGGCACTTACAGGGTCATTTTTTGCCTTAACTGCTGACAGCCGCTCTCGATTCTTGGCTTCACGGTTACTCTTCCGGCGATGCTTGTCCCGGCACTCCACGCAAAACCGCTTGTGCGGCGCCCTCGACTGGCCGCAAACGCACGTCGTGGCTTTCATCGCGGCCAGTGCATGGATCTTTTCGTACGTCCGGCGTGCATCGAGGAAGTCCGGGTCCCCGTGGTTGGCCAGGGGCAGCACCAGGCGCTCGAAATATTCGCACTTCTGGTCCTGCTTCAGTACGCATTCCGGCAGCGAATGCGCGCTGAGGGGATGGCCGTTCAGAGTCTGGCTCTGGCCGCTGGCGGTCCGTTTGGGGTGGCAGGCCAAAGAACCGACCCTCACGCCGAGGCAGGCTCCTTTGTCCCAGTTGGCGCATTCGTCGCGGGCGAACTCGAGAGGCATCATGATTGGTTTCTCCTTGTGTGTCAGTTTGGGGAAATTGGGATCATTTGGGTGCCTGAAAGTCTACCACCGCCATTTCACCCTCGCAAGCCCTGCCTGGGTGAAACCAACTAACCAGCCTACTTACTCAGACTTACAACGCATTTCACCCCTACTTACAAAAAACCTTCAAAGTCTTATGTAACAAATTGCGATCTACCCGCGTCTTAGTAACTTGGGAAGTAAGACGGACGAACAAGGACACAAGATGACACAGACACCAACCACCGAGCAGTTACAGGCGCTCAAAGACTTCGCGCGCCTTCATGGACGCACCTGGAAGAGCCAGCTTAGGGAGTCCTGGATGAGCGGCATATACCCCTTTGGCGTGGACACCGCCAGCCTGCAGCAGGTGCGCAACGGCTTTGGGCCTTCCTGGCTGGTGCGCTTCTCGCTGAAGGAAGCCAGTGAGACCTTCCCCGGGATCAACGCCATGGGCCGGCGCGACCTGACCGAAGGCGTCAAGCTTGGCTGGATGGCCTGGCCGTCGCTGACCACCCAGGGCCGCGTGGACCTGCTGCCGCGGCTGACCGCCATGGAAGAGCGCCTGCGCCGGCTGGATGCCACCGAGCAGAGCATCGAGGACGTGACCGCGGCCCTGCGCCGCAGCCTGAAAAAGGAGGCAAAATAACATGACATACTTCACCTCCACCCCCGCCGAGGAGGCCGCCCGCCAGGCGGCCCTCCGCCGCGCTAACGCCATGACCTTCACCGCGCGCTACCTGACGCCGCGCGAGCTGTGGCGCCTGCTGCACCGCTACGGCCTGCCGGAAGTGGCCCGCGGGGCGCTGCTGGACGATGAGGCGGCCTACGGCGACTGCCTGGCCGAGCAGGCCGCGGAGCGTGGCGTGGGCTACCTGCGCACCCCGCTCGACCGCTACCTGGACGCTAACCCAGTGCATGGTTGCGCGCCGGCACCAGTGGTCGATGACCACGACGACGTGCCCTTCTAACTCCCCTGACGATGGCCGGCGGGGGCCGGCCGAATCGCCGCGATGGCGACGGGAGATACCCAAGGAGACTTATGACCGACCAGACTAAAGATCAGTTCGAGGAATGCGCCATGTGCGGCGAGGCTCATGCGAACCACCGGCCTGCCAGCGGCAATTCGGCAGCGTTCTGCATGTCCCCGCGCAGCCGGCCCGGTGACACGTTCGTTCGGCAACCGCCGCCCACCTGCCCCAGCTGCCGGCAGCCCATGCAGTTCGTGCGCGAGGGCGTGTACCAGTGCCTGACCGGCGAGCACTCGCGCCACAGCTGCCCCTTGTTCGGCATCGGCCATGATGCAGACGGCCGGCGCCTGCCGCATGACGGGGTGGCGCAATGACGTGGAACGAAAGGAGAATCCAGTCGCGGATGGCGGAGCTCGAGAAGGCCATGGAGCGCCTGAAGGCTACACAGACGGCGTTCTGGGCTGTCCGGGTGGCGCAACTGGCGGGGGAAATTCAGCACTTCATGTTGTTGCGCGACTCGGATAAGGTGCGCGACCAGCAAATCAAATTCAACAACTAAATCGCAGAGTGACCCCGCATTAGCGGGGGTAATGCGGGAGGGCCGGTTCACAACCCCGGCACGCATTAGGAGGTAAAACCATGAAATCCCCCATCACCGCCATGCACCGCTTCGGCACCTACTGGCTGGTTACGCTCGCCTGCACGCACAAGTTCACCGTGACCGCGGCCGAGCTGAAGGCCCGGCAGCTTTACCTCGGCCGGCCAGTGCGGTGTGAAGCCTGTGAGGACACGCTATGAAGCGCACCCGCTGGACCGGCACCACCGAGCGCCAGCGCCAGAGTTGGGCGCGCCAGGCGCGTCAGCAGCCCGGTAGTGGTGCCGGCGCCGGCCGTCCGCGCCTGCCGGACCGCTGCCCCTGTGGCCGCTATACGCGCTGGCTCGCCGCCAAGCGCGGGCATTTGTGCATGGCGGAAGCGCTACACTGAATTCAGACAGATTTGGACAGCCCCTTTTCGATTCTCTTGCGCCGCCGGGCTTTGGCGACCTTTCTCCCCGGCGGCGCAAGCCATTTCCGCACCCATTTTTATCCGCCGCGGTATAATCGCTAGGCAAAGGACAAAGGAGACACTCTTGAGCGCTCCGCCCATTCCGGCCGAACTGGCTAGTAACCCACCTCTGCTCGGCTACACGCCGACCAGCATCAACCAGATCATTCTCTCCGCCGGTCAGCGGGCCACGCGCTTTCCTGGCCCCCTCGTCTGCGGGCGCCAGAGCGATCCTTACGTGCCCGGGGCGGCGCTGCTCTCTCTCCCGCTGCTCGTCGATTACACCATGGGCAGCTTTTCTTTGCCGATGCAGTTCCCGAGGGAGAGCGTGCTCCTGTGGGCGGTGAACATGGTCTACGCGAGCTTCGCCGGCGGCACGCAGGACACGTCGTTCCAGCTGGGCACCGGGAGCGGCCGCAACGACATTCTGGCCGCCGACGGCTTTGGTGCAATCCACACCACCGGGATCGTCCCGGTAACCGGCACGCTGCCGTTTGAAATCGACCCCAACCCGTTCCAGGCATGGCTGACCGTGACCGGCTACGGCAATACCGCCGGGAGCGCCCTGCTCATATTGCTGTTCATGCGCTGCGCGCTGCAGTGGAGTTGAGTCATGACGCTCGGTCTTTACAATACCGTCACCCTGGTGGCCACCACGCCCGTGCAGCTGCTCCCGCCGGGCACGGCGCACTACTTCTTCGAGATCTATAACGACGGCCCGGGGCACCTCTATATCTCGAACGCCAATACGGTGGGCGCCAACGCCACCAGCTTCGCGCTGGCCACCGGCCAGACGATCACCCTTCCTGTCATGGGCGGCACTGACGTGAGCTCCGGTGTCTGGGTCGCTAGCGACCAGGCCGGCACAGCCAGCGTGGCCATGCTGCCGCGCTGAACCGATTGTCCGGTTGTCCGGTTAAATACCCCTGCCTGAATTCAAATATTCTTAAAACTTGAATTTCCTGTCGCTTTATTTCCCGGAATGCGTATAATGGCCTTCGAAAGCTTCGAAACCCGTTTTAGGCTCGGGTTGGAAAAGGAGTGCGAAGGAAATGCGATGAAGGTCAACCCCGAACAGAACCGCTACGCGGCCATGGGCGTCGCCGCCCTGCTGCCCGGCATGCAGTACACCATTGAGGTCATGCAGGCCAAGCTGGACGAAATGCGCGCCCTGCTGGCCCACGTACAGGAGAGCGGCGCGCAGCCTGAACCCAAAAGCCCGCGCGGCGGCGCGAGCTGGGCGTCTCTGACGCCCGAGGAGCGCAGCACGGAGATGAGGCGGCGCATGGCGGTCGCGCGCGGCGAGGCCAAACCACGCACGTCGGTCCAGAGTACCGCCCTTGGCCGCCAGCGTCAAAAAGAATGGGCTGCGATGTCGCCGCGCAAACGAAAGGAGCGGCTGGCGAAAATGCTGGCAGGCAGACAGGCAAAAATGAAAGAGAGGCCGGCCGCATGACCATCAAACTGTCCAACCTGCAATACACCATGCTGAAAGCTTTCGGCGAGCAGCCGACGGACTTCTTCATGAGCCTCGAGGAAGCCGGGCGCTTCGACCAGCGGCCCTTCCGTTCCATGCTGATCCGCAAGTACGTCAGCTACCGCCCCGGCAAAGGCTTTCACATTACCCGCGAGGGCCGCAACTCGTATTATGACTTCCTGAGTACCGAGATCTGGCGCAAGAACCCGACTCTGCATCTGACGGCTTACTTCGACCCGATCGCGTACGGGATCGCCGACCCGTTGAAGCGCAAAGGCAAGGTGATTGCTATGCGAGGAGCGGCGTAATGCGCTCGTGCTTCGACTGCCACCTGGCCCTCGACCACGCGCATCTGCATCTGGTGCTGGTGTGGGATTACGCCATCCAGGCCTGGATGGAGCACTATGCTTGCTGGGCCTGCCTGCGGCGCCGCGGGCTTCCCATGCGGGGTGCGGCGTGATCGGGCTACGCATCCATTCCAAACGGTTGGGTAGCCATGTCCACGCGAGGGTCTACGTCTCCGATGATCTGGTGAGCTTCGCCCTGACCGGCGAGCTGGTGATGCGCGAGAGCGAGTATCAGGCCTTCCGCAACACCCTGGCGCAGGGCGCGGACGTCCAGAAGCTTTTAACCTTTGAGGAGATCTGCGACTTGTCGCAGGAGCGAGGCGCGCCGCATGACCAAATGGCCTTTGGAATCGACTGAAGAAAGGGTCAGGCGGCCGGTGAAATTGGTGACCGCATTTGCGCAACGCTATCCCGGCGTCTGGAAGCATGTGGACAGGTTGCGCGCCAACCGCGACGAGATAAGTAAACGTTTCGAGTGGCCGCCGTGGTGCTATTTGCCGTGGGGCGGCGCTAAGGGAATTATTGCTCTTGGCGGCGCGCGAGACTTCGGCTTCCTGAACATGGAAGGCGCTTTCCTCGCCACCCTTGGCAGTTGGCGCATCACCAAAGACATCTACATTTTCGATGAGACAGTCTTCAAAGAATTGTGGAAAACTCCAATCGAAGGCAAGCTCCCCATCGACGTATTACACCGGCTGCCTGCTTGGTGCGTCTATGTGGCGTTTCCCGAGCCGCGCCTTCTACGGTCCAGCGACCACCCCGGCCAAGAAGCATACGGTTTCTTCGCTCACATGAATCATTCCGGCGAAGGCCCAGCGCTCATGATGGCTTTAGACTTTGGCTCTGTTGATCGCATCAACGCTGATCGCATTGGGCTTGCGCCCTACACGCTTGAGCTTCGCGAGGGCAGCGATTTACTCCAGTGCCTGACAGCGATGGACGCTAAGATTCGCGCCAAGCACCCGGCGGGGTATCAGTTCTCTGAGAGATTTGTGGAAAGCCTTGGAAGTCGCGAGGAATGCGAGAGAGTGCTTCTGCCGCAGTCGGTCAGAGAGGTATTGGAGCCACTGTTGAGCCTCGCGGTTTATCTTTGCTCCACCTCCGCAGAAATCAGAGCACAGGACCCATTGCGCGGCCTGCGGAAGTCGATCACCAAGAAGACAAGGCGCGGCGGCGTACGCACCTTCGTCTCGGATGCGCCGCAGGTCTGGGAGGTGGCGTTCCGGATCGGCGCTACGTTGCGCGCCGCTGCCAGCGCCATAGGGCACGGCGGCGACGGTGGCGGCACTCACGCGAGTCCGCGGCCACACATTCGGCGGGCGCACTGGCACTCATTCTGGACCGGGCCAAAGGCTACGGTCGGCAAGCCGGAAGTGCCGCCGCGAGAGTTGATCGTAAAGTGGATTCCGCCAATTGCGGTAGCTGTGGGGCCGGATGGTGAGATCATCCCTACCGTCCACAGGGTGATGTGATGCCACTGCATCAACGGAGAAGCCTTGAATGCCCCGCCTGATCGACGACTTACGCGTCGCTCCCAAGCTTGAGATGCCCCGCTTCGTGGCTGCCTACCGCGAGAGCGACTGGGGCGCTCACGCACGGCGCACCATCGAGCTCTTGCGTGAGCCGCTGCCGGTGATCTTGATCGACAACGTGGCCCGCTTTTACTATGAGACTAGTGACCAGGAGGTCTGGAGCTTCAATAAGGACTTCCCCAACATCGCGCCGCCGTTCGCAGCGTTCTGGATGGAGCACAAGCTCGCCACGCGCATCCACAGCAAGCAGTGCGGCGACAGCGACATCAGCCACCTGGGCATCTCCAGGGGCCGCATAGGCGTGCTGTTCCTGGCCGGTCTTGCGAAAGACGCGGTCGGCGAGGACATTCCAGCGGGCGCGCACTGGGTGATGGTCGCCGAGCTGTTCGTGGACTACGGCCAACATGGCGCGGCCATTCAGGGGCCGCACGGCACCATCGCCACGGCGATCGATGAGGCCGGCGCACTGCTCGGCGCGCCTTCCATGCACAGCTGGGCGACTCCGCAAGAGGAAGGGCTGATGAAAGCGCTCATGACGTGGCTGCACCCGTCCTTGCTCGCCATCTCGTTTTTGCACTGCCACAACGTGGTGCAGCAGGACGAGCGCATGCCTCTGCCGCTTGCCAAGAAGTACCACGAGCGCACCGGCCACTGGCCGGTGAAATACAAGACGCTGGTGATCGAGCCGTTGAAGCAGATTCTGCGCCGCGAAGGTCGCAGTGGCGAGGTGGGCCTGGCGAAGGCGCTTCATATCTGCCGCGGGCATTTCCGCGACTACCGGCAGGGCGCGGGCTTATTCGGGAAGTACCATCAATTGGTGTGGACCCCGATGACCACGCGCGGGACGAAGGCGCGCGGGGAGGTGCCGCCGCGCGACTACGAGGTAAAGGTCTGAGCTCAGGGAAAAGATACGAGACGACGATTCGCATGGATAAAGACATGCGTGATCGCCTGCGCACGATTTGCTTTCACCTGGACATAAGTCAGCAGGCATTCTTGATTCACGCGATTAACACTGCCCTAAGGGATCATGAAAAGTTGGGGAGAAAATCCAGCGCGAGCGGGAACATAAGCGGGTCTGCGATCTGATGACTGAGGTGCTATAAGAATGCAGATCGAACCCTGGATGAGGCGCGATCCCATTCTCCTGGCATTCGGGCGGGTGGAGGCCCTGCGTCTGGAGATGGAGTGGATCTGGAGCGACACCGGCGGCGACTATCATGGTGAGGCCTACCAGGCGGCGCAGGAGTCTTACGACGAGGCGGTGGCCGATTACAACCGCACCGTGCGCGAGCCGTACCGGCAGCGGTTTCATCCCGACTGGAGGCGGCCGTGGGCATGAGAATTGGATTCAGGAGAGCGGGGAGGGCGTTGGTCATTTACCTGCGCCGCCAGTGGTCGATCGAGTTCTGGCTGGGTAGATTCGGTTTCTACGCAGGCTGGCAGGGCCTGCGGGCGACCCGGAAAGGAGTCATAGAAATTGATGCCCGTACTCGATGACGCCGGAATCGCCGAACTGCTCGCGCTCGCTCACACGCGCCGCCGTTGCGTCCGTTGCGGCCACCATCCCGCCATGGACTACTGCCGCACCTGCGACGAGTACTTCTGGATCCATGCGCCGGGCTGCTTCCTGTACGCGCCCGAGCACCATGGGCATCCGAGCTACCTGATACCGTTTGTGGAGGAGAGGGCCTAGTGATCGACGTCAACCAGCTGAAGCCCGGCGACCGCGTGGTGCTGAATAGCCCGCAGCGGGGCGTCGCCAGGCGATGCATGGTCGAGTTCGACGGCATCTTCACCACAGCGGCCGAGGCGATCGCCCACGCCAGCCAGGCCGGGATCGTACAGCTGGACACCACGGGCGACCTGGCCGGCCCGTTTGCGGGCTTCATCTTCGACGCCCATCTGCGCGCCGCCTTCCATATCGAGCCCGACGGCAGCATGCTCGATGACGCCGGCCGCGCGGTCTATGTGGAGCAGCGCCTGGGCCGGGTTGGGATGGGGTGAGTATGGACCGCGATATCCGTATCGGCATCTGGCTGGCGCGCCTGCTGATGGCGGGCAACCTGGGATGCGCCATCGTGAATTTCGCGGGCCGCAATTACCCGGTCGCCATCGCCTGCCTGGTCTGGGCCGCCAACTGCTGGCTGCTGGCCGGCGGCGTGCGCCGGGAGGCGCGCGTGCGCGACGAGATCCGCCTGCTGGCCGCCATGCACCATGCCATCACGCAGGAACGTGAGGAACAATCATGACCGGCGACGCACCCGTTCTCTGGCACCAGAGCGGTATCAATTCCAAGGGCGAGCCCTTTGTGCAGTTGATCCTGGGCGAGAAGATCATCGCGCAGGTGGATCCCACCGAAGCGCGCGAGCACGCCATGGCCATGATTGAGTGCGCCGAGGCGGCGGAAACCGATGCTTTCATCTTTCGCTGGGTAATCGAGCATGTCGGAGCCGATCCCGGGAACGCGGCGGGCCTGCTGGTCGATCTGCGCAAGTTCCGCGCCGAGGTGACCGGCAAGCACCATGGGCCGACTTCTTCGACAGACTGGCTGAAGCCGGAGGGAAAGCAAGGAGCACGGGATGACGGTACGCGAAGTGATGACCCGCCTGGCAGGTGACGACCATGAGTGGCGCGAGGTCGATGGCGATTTGATGGGCATGGGCGATATCGAAGTGGAGGCAGCCACGGTGATCGGCCATGATGCGACTCAGCACGTGGTCGTTTTCCGGGTGCCGATGGAGCGCCTGGTGAAGAAGGAAACGGTGTGAGGACGTATACGCCTGTCTATACCAAGCCGTTCCAAGCCATGCTACGTAGTGGTACAGTCTGGCGCATGGATCAGATCTCAGAGCCAGAAGTTAAGGTCTACCACCTGCTCAGCAGCGCTCGTCGGACCAGATGGTTTTCCAATCTTGACATTGCCACCGAATTGAAAGGACCTCGGCGAACGGTCAGTCTCCATACCAAGAAATTCTTTGAATGTGGCTTGCTTGAGAAAGTGGAGGAGACTTTCGGCGGAGCCCGCTTTCGATGGGCGCCCTCCAAAACCGCCGATCAGGATTATCTGCGGCGGCTGAAAAAAGCCGCGGTAATATTTCTACCAGAGTCAGAGGAAGGGTAAATTGGAAGTCGAGCAGGTCCGCCTGTACACCATCTACGACCATCCGCGCGATTTCCCGGACTGGTATGTGGTGCGCGCCTGGGAGGGCGACCGCCCGGACGGTCTGGTCGCCTTCAGCGATGACCTGGCTGTTCTGCGCGCCATGCTGGCCGGGCAGGGGCTGACCTGTATCCCGCGCAACTACGGCGACGATCCGGTGATCGTGGAGACCTGGCTGTGAAAGAACTGACGCATTGGATCAGCTGCCGCGTGTTCACCATCGAGGTGGTTACGCGCGATGGAGTCATCGTCAAGGCCGCGCCGCTCGCGCGCAAGTTCGTCGGCCAGAGGCTCGCCAACCTGCTCGACTGGGCCGGCGAGTTCGGCGGACTCGAGCATCATATGCTCGAAGGGAAAAAGAAAGAAAGGTTAGCTATATGAAACACCAGAAGGACTCTCAGAAAACGCGTTCCATGGTTTACCAGTACGGCACGGTTCCCGCGCGCATCGCGCCCGTCTTAAACGAAGACCAGGCGCTGGTGCAGATGCGCCTGGCGCGCCGCCTGTGGAACGTGCTGGTCACCGTCGAGCGCTACCATACCGCGGGTTACCGGCGCGTCATGAGCGACGAGGCGCAGGTGGAGATCGAGAAGCTGCGCGAACGCAAGGAGGCGCTCTGGAAAGAGAAGAAGACGCGGAGCCAGAAGGCCCGCACCAAGGTCGCGACTCCCGACCTCGACGACGAGCTGGCGCGGGTACGCTCCGCTCTCGGCATGCTGCTCGAGCACCAGAAGGCCACCCAGAAGGCGCGCCACGCCGCGCGCCAGGAGCAGTTGGACGCGCTCAACGCTCTGCGCAACCGGCGCGTTAAGCGCGCGCGGCGGGCGGCCGGCCCCAAGGGCCTGGGCCTGTTCTGGGGGACTTATAACGCCGTCATCCAGTCGGCCGACACCGGCCGCAAGCTGGGCGAGCTCAAGTACCGCTCTTTCCGCGGCGAGGGCACGCTTACGGCGCAGATCATTGACGGCGCGAGCGTGGAAGCCTGCGTGGAGGGGCCGCACACCTTCTTCCAGATCGACAGTGCCACCCCGGGACAAAAGTGGCGCTACGCGCGCGTGCGTATCGGCTCCGGCGAGAAGAGCCGCACGCCCCTCTGGGTAAGCCTGCCCATCGTCTACCATCGCGACATCCCGCCTCTGGCGCGCATCAAGAGCGTCAGCGCCACGCGGCGCCTGCTGGCCGGCAAGGTGCAATGGGCGTTGAACGTGAGCGTGGCTCTGCCGCCGGTTCCCGTCAAGAACCCCGGCGCTGCCGTAGCCATCGACATCGGCTGGCGCCTCCTGCCTGCCGGCGGCCGTGTGGCCTACTGGCAGGATGACGCGGGCAGCCATAGCGAGGTGCTGGTTCCTGCTAGCGACATCGCGCAATTCAAAAAGGTCAACGACCTGCGCTCCATTACCGACTGCGCGCGCGACCAGTTTCAGCCCGAGCTGGTGAAGTGGCTGGGCGGGCAGTCGCTCGATAGCGAGTGGCAACGCCGCACTCTGACACTGGCGCAATGGCGCAGCGGCGACCGCCTGGCCAGCCTGATCCGCTGGTGGGGCGACCATCGCCTGGACGAGGACGCACAGATATTTGCGAGCGCCACCAGCTGGCGCAGGCAATACTTGCACCTCACCAACTGGTGGCGCAACCAGCAGGACCAGATGACCCTGCGCGTGCGCGAGCAGTACCGCATCTTTGCCGCTCAATTGGCGGCTAGATACGCCACCGTCATCCTCGAGAAGTTCGACCTGCGCCAGGTGGCCGAGCCCAAGGAAGATGAAAAGAATAAAACCATTGGCAGCTACCGCCAGATGCTCAGTCCCTCGGTCTTCCGCGGCGCGGTAGTGAACGCCTGTAAGCGCGAGGGAGTTGAAGTCCGCATCGTGCCGGCGGCCTACAGCACTTCCACCTGCCACGCCTGCGGGCACGCCGAGGTCTGGGACCAGGCGGCCAGCGTGCTGCACCGCTGCGGTCAGTGCGGTGAGCTTTGGGATCAGGACCATAATGCGGCCATCAATCTGCTGGCGAGCGGCAAGGCGGCACCGACGAAGAATCAGTCAGATAGTCCGGAGATTTTGCCGGGTTCCGGGGACCGCTCGCCAAGCGAGGGAGAGGAGGGCATGGGATCAACAGTATAGAATAGGGACTGTTGCAGTGCCTGCTCAGCGGCGTGATAGCTGAGACAGCCTTTCAGGGACGTCTTACAATCTTTCACGGGAGGTTGCAGCGCCTGCTCAGTGGCTTGGTGGCTGAGATAGTTACGCCGTGTTGCAATGCCTGCTCGGTGGCTTGGTAACCGAGATGACGTACCGGATCCGCGCCGCACCGCGCTTGCGGGGTTGCAATGCCTGCTTGGTGGCTTGGAAACTGAGACCCGGATAACGGAGGCTTGGAAGTTGCCTGCTCGGTGGCTTAGTAACTGAGACGAGACAGCATCGATTCTCTTGTCCGAGTCGCAATGCCCGCTCAGCGGTTTGGTAGCTGGGACTCAGTGGATGCGTGATTATGCGCTCATTGCGCGTGATCGTCGCAGTGCCTGCTCAGCGGCGTGGTAGCTGGGAGATGGTGTAAAATCGCAGTGCCAGCCCGGCGGCCTGGTTGCTCGAGACCGTTTCGGCATTTGTTCTGCAGTGCCTGCCTAGCGGCGTGGTAGCTGGGACGAAACCGATGATAATCGCCTCGTGCCGTAATGCCTGCTCAGCGGCGTGGTAAGCTGAGACCGCCATTGGCGCCCCTGTTCTGTTGGGTCACAGTGCCTGCCCGGCGGCCCGGTAACTGAGACCCGGCCTTAACACTGGAATGCCCGCTCGGCGGCCTGGTAGCTGAGAGAAGTCGTAGGTCAGGTTTCAATAGAATTTCCGCGCCGGCCGCGGCTGCCATTCCTCATCCTCCTCATCGCTTCCCAGGTGAATTAAATTTCCCATCCGCAGCCGCAACAGGCCCCACACCCCGGCATCATGCAGGTCGTCGTACTCGCCATGCGGGAACGCCGCCATCTCTTCCCGTACCTGCTCCACCCACCGCTGGCCGAGCGGGGCCCAGATCATGCCGCTCGCAAACAGGTCGGCCACCGCGTTGGTGCGCGCCACCTTGTCCTGGGAGCGAGAGGGGTTCATCTCCTGGGCATAGAGGCCGGCGTGGAAGAGCTCCTGGATCAAGGGTCCGCCGGAGGCCTTCTTCTCGATCACGAGCGAGTCCGGCTTCCACTGGGCGTGGAGCTCTTTGACTTTCTTTTTGAGCTCGGGGAAGTTGACGCGCGCCGCCCAGGCATCGAGCAGAATGATGCCGGTCTTGACGCGCGGCGGGTCCTCGTGGGTTTTCTGCCGGAATACGCCCCATACGATGCAGGCGCTGCGGCAGGCGCTGTCGCCAGTAGAGAAGGCCGTGTCCCAGCTCATCACCAGGTACTCGCACAAGGGTGGCAGGGGCTCGCCCCAGTTCTGCCACCAGTCGCGCTTGATGATGGCGCCTTCCTCGCTGGTCGGCGCCTGCTGGTAGTTGGCCTGCCAGCGTGCCACCGGCAGGATGGCTCGCGTGGCGCGCAATTCCTCGATCTTCCAGAATTCCGGGAACAGCGCGTCGCCGGATGGCAGGATGGCCGGCAGCTCGATCACTTCCCAGCGCTCGACTTCTTTTTCGTCTTCCAGGTATTGCTTGATCAGCTGGCCGGTGAGGTCCATCTCGCCCCAGCGGGTCATGACCACCAGAATTGCCGCGCCGGGCTGCAGGCGCTGCCGTGGACCAGCCAGGTACCACTTCCAGGTCTTTTCGAACTCGGCTTTGGCGTTCTTCAGGACATCCTGCTCGCTGTGCGGGTCGTCGAGAATCACCAGGTCCCCGCCGCGGCCGGCGGCGCCGCCGGTCTTGCCGACGGCAAAGTACTCGCCGCCCACGTGCGTGCTCCAGCGGTGCGCGGCGCGAGAGTCCTGCGCCAGGCGCAGCCCCGGGAAGACCTTCTGGTATTCCGGCGTCAGCACCAGGTTGCGCAGATCCCGGCCGAAGTCCATGGCGAGCGATGCCGTGTGGCTGCCCTCGAATATTTTCTTCTCTGGATGTTTCCCCAGGTACCAGGCGGGGAACATGACGCTGGTCAGCTTGCTCTTGGTCGAGCGCGGCGGCATGTTGATGATGCAGCGCTTGAGCTCCCCTCTCTCAATGCGCTCGAAGGCGTCCGCCATGACGTCGTGGTGCCGGCCGTGGATAAAGCCCGGCCAGACGCGGCGCACGAAGGGCAGGAAGCTGTTACGCGCCTCTTCCGGCCGGTCGCCGATGATTGCGCCCTCCAGGCGCTCGCGCACCGCCGCCTGCACGTGCGGCGGCAGGAAGTCGAAGTTCTTGACGAAGTACTCGAGCTGAGCCGGGGCTGTGGCCATGGCCCTATGATATCCCTCGCGCCACCCATCTCCCGCACTCTCTGCTAACCTTGAATTATCAGTGATAAAAATGCCATAATATTCAAACATTTATGTCCCGCGGCCGCCCCAAACGACTGTTCCATGCGCGCCAGATGCACCTGCTCGTGCCCATGGAAGATTACCGCGCGCTCGAGAAGGGCGCCGCGAGAGAGGCTATCCCCTTGCCCGACTACCTGCGCAGCGCGCTGCACCAGGTGGCGTTCGCCGGCGTCGAGGTGGCCCCCGAACGCGCCCGCCGGACCGAAGAGCGCCGTCAGCGCCAGATGGAAAAGCATGTCCGGGCTCTGGTAGAGCTATTGGAGAGCGAGGGGCCGGCGGCATGACACACGAAGAGCAGTTCGACGAAATCCGGCAAATCCTGTCCGAAGCCGTGGAGGTTCAACGGCAGCAGGGGGCGCTCATGTTGGAGCACTCTAAGGCCATCGTTGAACTCGACAAGCGGCTCGCCAGTCTGGATGAATTGACCAAGCGCAACGCCACTTCGATCGAGGCGCTAATCGACATCTCTGACGGCCTGATCCGCAACAAGGCCGACCGGAAGAAGAAATAAATACCCCGCTGAATCACGGTTGGTAGAGGGATCGCAGAACTGATTCCCGCGAGGGATTTCGATCCAGAATGGAGGCCGCCAGGCCGCCGTGTGCACCGCCAGGAGGCAAAGTCGCCTCTGGCGGCGGGGGCGGCGCTTTTACCGGTTTCGCTAGTCGCGCTTGGGCGGCTTGCGTCCAGTTGGCGAATTCGGCGTCGCGGCTTTTGGCGACGGCTTGGATGGCTTTCCGGATACGCTGGAGATTACGGACGTTTGACGGGGGATTCCCAGCGCGTCGGCTTCCTCCAGGCTGAGCAGTCGTCCTATGGGCATCGATTTTCTCCTGATAATTACTATTATGTACGTAATCGCTATCGTAGCTGCGAGGGATGAATCCCATTTCTTGGACGTTGGGATCGCTGCCGAAGGTTGCATTGGCGGCGTTCGCGACTTGCTCATAGGTGGGCCGGGTCTTGGCGCCTCCGATATTCACGTCTACCAGAACCCCGTTGGGAGTCTGCGAGACGTTCACGGGGTAGCCGACCTGGCGGCTGAATTCCTGGATCGCGGGTTGGTCTACCTGCCCATCGAAGCGCCGCATGAAAACAGAATAAGTGTGAGCTGCGTGGGCCTGCTCATCAGGCATGGTGGTGAAGTGGGATGCGGCCATGGCGTCCTGGTTCAGATCCTGGCCCAGGATGGAGAGGAACGCCTCGCGCTGGGGCTTGGTCAGGCTGACAAAGCCCTGGCTGCCGGTACCGCCCATGGGGATGCGCAGGTTGGGGTTAATGTCGCCCTCGTAAGTGCCGTAGCCATTCCACTCCAGGCGTGAGACATCTAATTTGCGGCCGGTAAGATGGCTCATCAGCTGAGAAACCAGGCTGGGATCGCCGTCATGCCGCGCGGCAAAGTCGGTCATGGCGTTGCGCTGGATCTGCTCATATTTTGCCTTGGCGTCGCGCACCCAGGGAAGATTGGGATCGAGCTGATCGAGCTGGGTCCGCATCTGAGAGGCTGCCGCTCCCTCAGGCGTACGCTGGGTGGCGAACTCCACCGTTCCGGTGGGCGTTCCCATGAACCGCTCGCGCGTTCCCGACATGACATTGGGCGTGCGCGGGTCCATCAGCGTGTCTGTAGTCACCTTGCCGCCCGGGGTGGGCACACCGGCATCATTCAACTCCTGAATGATCTTGGGAAACACCATGGCGTAATCGTCATATTTGGAAGTCGGATCTTTCAGGATGCGCTGATGAACCCATCCCGGGGCCTGCGCCTGCCACGATTCCCAGGGCTGGGCGCCTTCCGGGAGGAAGGAGTTCTGTGCGTCGCGCAGCTTGTTGAAGTAGCGGCTCATGACTTCGTACAGGACCGGGTTCTTACCGATGTCGCTGCCCTTGACGCCGAACATGTCGGCGACCTGCACGTCGTTAGTGGTCAGGGGCGGCCGGTCGCTCAGGCCGCTGACGTACTGCATGGTGTTAGAAAAGTTGCCGTACTTGAGAGATTCGAGCTGCGCCGGGCTCAAGGCATTGCGCACTGACACCGGGTCGCGCAGGTCCGTATAGATCGGCTGATTCTGTAAGTTTTCCGCATAGCTGCCAATGGCCCGCTTGAGGTTGGTGTAGGGTTTCGCGCCGCCAGAGGTGCCGGCAACATTGTCGATGAAGCCAGGCTGGAGCTCGGACGGGAGATCCATGTGCTTGCCGGTGAAACTTTCGCCCGACAATTCATACCAGTAGCGCGCCCGCTGCGGTAGCGACATGGCGTCATGCCAAAATTCTGCCGTGGGCGGACGGGCGCCGGTTTTGGCCACAGCAGTGGCGGCTGCGCTTCCGCCCGGGAGCTCACTTTGGCGAATGGCCTCCTGCCAGAGTCCGTTGTTCAGGTTGTTGGCGCCCTCGGAACCCAGGTGCCGGAGCGGCAGGAAGCCCTCGGACGGACTCTGGCAGGA